AAAAACCAAAGCATCTACCATTATCGAATAGACCAAACATAATATGTGGATTTGCATCTGAGATAACTCTCTTACTGAGGTACAGTGCTTTGTTTTCTATAAATTGGTCCACTGTTAACCTTTTGATACCAATGTTGCCAGTTAATTTATAATCCGGTCCAATCTTAGTAATTGGTGTACCTTTTGTTTCTTTTATCCTAGTTTCGATAAAATGCTTCTGGGAACTTTTACCATAAACAAAAATGGCTTTTCCTTTTGCTGTAACTGACTGGCCAACTTCATATTGAGAAAGTTCTGGAATCTGTCTTTCCATACAAATGCAAAAGTTATTCAGCTTTTTCACTTTGCCTACAAATTGTGTTATAGCAACATCCGGATCAAACTCTGTGTATTCTGGTTTTTCATAAAAGAATACCGATTCTAGCTTTTTCCACATCCTCTCATATCCACCACTATAAAATGGCGGGAAAGATATAAAACCGTCATTTGGACCAATCCCGTCCAATAAATCCATTACATCACCACAATAAAAGCTGTCAATATTTGTTTTTGCTTCCTGTAGCTTTTTCTTTAGCTTTTTATGGATTTCTGGAAACTGCTCTGTATATGCCTGATACATCCTCTCGAAATAGATACCTTTTCTATCGTAGGTTAACATATCTGCTGCAATAAGCATTGTTGCTATTTTGTCTACATCTGTATCCATATACTTACTGAACAATTTATATTTGCCAGTAAATTCTTCTCGGATTTTTAAACCATCCAAACTCTGACCTGCAAAGAATTGTCCTATGTACGAACTGTAGATTGTTACATCGTTTGATGTTATTGGACATTTTGTTATTTTGCTGATACTACGCTCGATTGTAAAATTACCACTACAGCCAACATAAATTCTGTCGACATTCCACTCTTCTACCAACTTTCCTACGATTTTTATACAGGATTGTGGCAATGTACCTTGAAACATACTTTACCTCTTTTTAACGATAAATACAACGATACCGGCAGCGTTTTAAACTGCCGGTTCGCATATATTATTTCCTCTTACATTTTCCATTTAGAAAAGGGACATCTGCCCAGGAATGTCTTTAGACTTTTTAGCCCGCTTTTTTACCGCCTTTTTCGCCATTCCTTTATAGTCTACCTTTTCCAAATCTTCAGGACCGAGTTCCTTAATCTCAACATCAATACCGTACTCTTTCAAACCTTCTTCCAACCATCTAGCAACCATATGCCTATGGCAGAACGTCTCACCGGATTCGATTTTCGCCTGAGATTCATAACAAAGCAGGATAGCATCTTCACCCAAATCCAACCATACATCCATAGGGTCTAACTTATCAAGTATCTGCTCCCTGTACATCCTCTCGTACTCTTTTTCATCCTCACACCTTATCATCTCCCACGTAGGGAACAGTGCCGGATAACTGGGTCCATTCCAATACTTACTCGTCCGGCTTATACAAACACCCTTGTCAGCGAACTGTTTATATGCCTTAGAATTCATCCTGCCGTAGTAACTTGTCCTCATTTTTTAACCTCCAGATCAACTTTGCTTTATTTTTTACTATATATAAAGTATATACCATATTATATAAAAAGTCAACAATTTTCTTTTTGGCTACAAATTTTTATTCCCTTTTAAACCGCTCTAGGAGCGTTTCTAAGGCGTTTTAAAAATTTAGTGCAGGTTTGTACCTGATTGCCATTTTAAAGGCTATTCTGGCTTATTCTCCACGTCCTCAGAAGTATCTAAAATATCGTATCTGCTGCAGATACATTGAACTATTTTTTCTGCCAATGCTGGACCAATACCTTTAATACTTTGGAGCATTTGTAAAAATTCTTCTTGTGACCATTCTATGATAATATTTTCCGAGCAGTCTATAATTGCTGCATTGTCTGGAATTTTCTCTAATGCTTCTTTATAGCCATCATTGTATGCATTCTGGTAGAGTTTTATTACCCATCGATTGAATTCATTTTTAGACATTTTCTGGCATTGCTGATACTGGGAGAAAGACATTTTGTATTTCATTTTGCACCCCATATATAATTTGCCGGTAAATAGTCCCAAGCGGTTTGATACCTTGAATAGACTGGATTTTCGTATTCCCAACCACTGCCGTTCCAATACAATACTCTAGGAATTTTTGAACATTCAATTGATACCAAATAATAATCTGGCTCAGGTGGTTTTCCAGTTTTCCATCTTCCGATTGTACGCATCCCAAAACCTCCATAATTATCTGTGCTTTGAGTTTTCCATTAATACCGATACAAGTAATATGAACATACCGATTATACAGATTTTTATTGGCAACATAATGTTTTCAGAATCCAGTGCTGAACCACCAAACATTACGACGAGGACTCCAACAACCATGAATAGATATATAAGAGCGTCCTGTACTTTTCTAGCCATTACAATCTCTCCTTTTCAAACCAATCTTCCAAGTCACACATATACAGTATTAATTCTTCAATCCTAGTTGTTGGGATTGTTATTTCACCGTCTTCGGATACTTCTGTAAACCTTGTTACTGGTTTTGGAACCGATATCCCTTTGCCAGTCCTTTTTGCATACGTCTTTAGGATATAAACTATAAACCAGAATAGTGGCGGCAAAAACCATCCAACATTTAGTCTTAAATTTCCTGCCACCAAATATGCTACGAGATACGGATACAGCATATCGATTACTTCAGCTATCTGGTTAGTATGGTTGTGTATCCAAAGTGTAAACGATTGTACCGTATCCTTTATAATACCAACAATAATAGATACCATCTGCTTTACCTCAAACCAAGCTGCTGCTTTGTTACTTCCGATTTTGCTATTTTGTCTGCATACTCATTCATTGGATTCCCACTGTGCCCTTTTACCTTTATAAAGGCTATTTGGTATCTATCCATTTTTAGTGATACCAATGTGTGATATAATTCCTGCCATACATCTGCATTTTTTACTGGGTCACCCAACGCTGTCTGCCAACTATTTATTCTCCAGTTATACAACCAACCATTATTGATTGCATTTACTACATATGCACTATCTGAACAGATATCATATGTCACTTTATTGCTTTTACTTTGAATTAGTTTTAATGCTTCTAGAACCGCTACAAGTTCCATCCGATTATTTGTTGTATTCCTGCTCCCACCTCTTTTGTCTAAAATTTTATCTTTACTATACCATACAACCGCCCAACCACCTGGACCAGGATTCCCAGAACATGCTCCGTCGGTGTATAGCCGTATAACATTATCCATTACTTTTCCTCTTAATCGAATACCGAGAAATCACCATCGCTCAAGTATTCAAGTGTCATATACTCATCATTTGTAAGTATTAAATTTGACTCCGATGCAAGACGCAGAATCAACTTTGCAAAAAATATAATTGCTTTTCTTACCATTGGCTCAAACAAACATTTTACGCGCATACTATTTCCTCGTCTTACTGTATAACAAAATTACTGCCTTTGCAATACATTCGTAAAGCGTACATCCATATGTAATACCAATATCATTTAGTGTCTGGCCATCTATAACTCTGCATTTCCATATAACTATTTTGTCACCGGATACCAAATCAGGATATACATACGGGATAATGTAGTTATACTTATTACACAATACCTTGATGCACTTCTCTAACTTTACCAATGGTACTGGCTGACCTTCTGGGGACTTAGATAATGGTTTTATTTTCCTCAGTACCTTTTCGATTATTTCAGCATTGCTTTGAATTCTACAGTCCAATTGTAAAACCTGATTTGTAGTCATTACAACTCTCCTAATATGTAAACAGGGCTTGCTTTCCGAGTCCCCTTATACCTCATCCAGCAAGCCCTCTTTCGCCGATCATTATTTGTTTTTACCCGAAGGCTTTACCAGAACAACGGAATCACATCCTTTCATTGGATTTTATATCGGTACGTTCATGTATCGTCCGAATCAGATATCCCAATCGTCGTCATCGTCCTCTTCAGGCTCTTCAACCTTTTTTGCCTTTGCCTTCGGTTTCTGCTTTGTCTGCTTTTTGGGTGCTTCCTCGACCTCGTCATCATCCCAATCACTGTCATCGTCTTCTGCCTCAGCTTCTGCAGCATCAGCTTTCTTCAGTGCCTCAATGTACACCGCTGCCTTCTGCTTTGCCTCGACCTTGATGCCGCGCTTCTTGCACATACCGAACAGTTCCTTTGCGGTCTTGCCGGTGTAAGGATCATCCGCCTCATCCTCAGCGTCTTCTGCGTCCTCGTCGTTACCGCCCTGAAGTGCTGCAATGTAGAATGCCTTATTCTTGCCATACTTCGGAACTTTGATACCGGCATCAACACACATCTGATAAAGTTCCTTCGTAGTCTTGCCTTCAAGACTATCAGTGTCCTCTGTATCTGCCTGTGCCTTCTTTTCTGCCTTTGCCTTTGCAACCTTCTCAGGCTTGTCTGCCTTTACCGCCGGAGCCGTCTCAACGGTCTCGCCTGCGACCTCAAGGATTGCCTTTGCCATTGCTACCAGAACATCCATAGTTTCAACCTTTGCCATTTTTTTGTCCTCCAATTTTTATTAATTTTTATTTTTATTTTCATCTGGCGGGTTTTGTTTCCCGCCAGAAGTTACCTAGTTGTTATTACATGATAAACATATCAACGTGACTGTTTCTGAAAGTTGCCGTTTCACCATTTGTAAAGTAAAGCACCAAATACTCGTGATATTCATCAATGCCACTTGCGTCCGTCATACTTTCAATTTCCGCTGCATCTTCACCACTTACAATGCTCCATGCCTTAATACCGTTGTATGTAACCACTTTGCCGTCTTCCTCTGTAGCTTCCCACTTTAAGGCTTCGTGGACTTCAATCTCAACAGTTGTCTTTGTGAGGTCTGCATGCATCATTGTTCTCGTATAAGTTTTCTTCATTTTTCTTGCCCTCCAAGGCTACTTGCTTGTTGTTTGGTTATGCTTATATCTTACACCAATACCTACCAAGAGTCAACAAGTATTTTGAAATTTTTAAAAGTTTTTTGCGGATAGCTTTTAAGCCATTTCAATTTTCCAACCTCTGTTCTGGTAAACCATTACCTGGTCCCAATTGTAAAGGTTTTTGGTCTTATATCCCTTAGTTGCGATTGCTAAAACTTTTCTGGTTCTTCTTGCCATTGCTTTGTCCTCCAAGACTACTTTTGTTTGATTGGTGTTCCTTATGAGTATTATAATACACTATATGTGTAACAATGGCAACATGTATTTTGAAATTTTAAAAAAAGTTTTGTGACCATATAAGTTAGTCATCATCCCACTGCTCATCATCGTTACCGATTTGTTCCAGAACTACATTGATGGCATCGCGTACATTTTCTAATCCTTCTTTGTCCTTGATATGGATAGCACCTTTGAGGAAAACCGAAACAATCTGCTTCCCATCAGAAATATTCATACGCTGTGCCATTGTATATCCGCCCTTTGAACAGCTACTGATTACAACGCTCCTGTTGTCTGAAACTCTGGCGTTACTAATTTCCTCATATCTTGTCTTATTATTATCAGCCACTTTTATTTCCTCCATTTTTACTTTTTACTCTTCTTCATTTTCTTCCTCAATGTCTGCAATGGCCAGAATTGTAAACTGCTTTGTATCTGCATCGTTCAGTGGAAGGTTATTCAAGTTGTCCATCTCGACATTGTCTGAAATACCGTTGAATTTAATAGTCGATTCTCCATCACCATCCACTTTGATTTCCTGTATCCGGAAATATCCCAACCGCATAGGTTTACCATTGGCCAGTTTTGCTCTCAAGTCTACATCGTTGCTCAGCATCTGCATCATCTGGATACTGTTTGTTAACTCCGAATACATTGCCTTGACTGTAAGACTTACTGAACCGTTTGCCCTCAAACTATGTCCAGCATACTGTACCACTTCTTTTACTTTAATTGTAACCATATTATGTCGCACTCCTGATTTTCTTTTTGTTTTTATTTTCCATCTCATTTCTGATTTGGTATCTTGCATTGTTACTAGACTTTATTGTCTTCCTGCCTGATAGACTGTCTGTATCTTCAATACTGCCCAAAGTATCAAACATAGTCGATTGTGCAGGTTTTATGCCGGAACGAAGATATTGTGCTACATCCTCTATATTGTCTGGTGATACCAGAAGATATACCTCATTTGTCTTTAGAAACTGAACTGCAAATACAGGTATCTTATGGACTGTCTGACCATTGTACTGTAATGTATGTATGTCAGCCAGTTTTATACTGATACTCGAAGCATCTGTACTTTTTAGCTGACATATCATATCATCACTTTGACCGTCTTCTTTTACAACCCAACCAGAACCGGAATTTGGTGTTGGAGTAAAGCCCAACTGTTCCATAACTTCTTTTTCATTTTTCCTGTAAAACTTCCCAGACCTTTTCATCGCCATTACATATCACCTGCACAATCGGTAATAGCAAAATCCATTAGCATCTTTCTCTGGATTTCATCTTTGAGGCATAACTGAAAATACCGTAAACCAGTAGCACAAACCAAATCGATTCCGATGCCTTTTTTAGGCAATGCAAAACTTTTGTAATATACCTGAGATTCACCTATGCCATTGCTGGTACTAGGCAAAACAATCTGCATATCCCAAATATCTATGCTATCATCACCAACGAATTCAAACCTTGCAACAAATAACAAGTCATCATCGTTTTTACATTTGTATTCGAAATATGTACACTTTTTGTTTTCGTATTCTCTGTGTTCCAGTTCTCTTAATTTTATCATTTTTACTTTCTCCGGTTTACTGAGGTTTTGTTCTTTCAACCTGTCTTTGTACACACCAATAGTCGTCACCGAGTAACTTCCGCCGGACATCATCGTTTCCATACTTTCCTGCCCAAACGTCTTTTGCTGTATCAATTATCCATTGGACTTTATTCTGTACTTCATCATACTCTTTATTGAAATATGACTGCCTGTACAAACCTGAACCAGCATAGCCAGACAATACAAAATCTGCACATGCTCTGATATAGTCCTTATGACCTTTTGCCGATAGATAATGTGTTACAAGTTTCTGGACATTGTTGTACCTGTTTCCCAGAAAATACTCCCGTTCTTTATTTTTGCCATAATCGTCATGGATAACTCCAACAGCAATTGCTTCATCAATCCTGTGTTTGACTTTGTCGTGTTTGGCGCCAGTTAGATTAAAAACCCTGATACCAATATAACCTTTATAATTTCCATAATCTCCATATGGGACGTTGTTTTTGTCTACAGTTAGCTCATGCTTGTAATTGCCAGTAGTTACAAACCTGCCACCACCATCGTATGTAATAACTTTACCGTTTATAATCTCACCTACGATTGCTACATGATGCCATGTCTTCCAGTCCCTCGGATCATCGCCATTTGCAGGATTGCTGAAGAAGTGTACCAAATCCCCTACCTGTAAATCCGATATGTTATGGTAGAATTTACACTTCCGACTGAGGATGTGGGACTTGTATGAACTGGAATTTGTAGGCTGACCATTTTTGCCAAATAGTCCTGCCTTGTATAAAAAGCTATCCTGTGCGTAGTTACAATTTGTTGTTTTATCTTTTTTGGTTGAGCTACAAAGCGTATCAATTTGTCCCCAATTACATCTGCCTTTTTTACCGCCTACATAAAATGGTTTTCCACCGCCCCACCGACGGTATATCTTTCCATTGTTGTAATCGAAACCGTAAATGGACATCATACCAAAAACATATTCTGCAATTTCCCAAAATTCCACTACACTTTTGACGTTACCATTTTTACCGTTCCACTTTTTAAAAACCCCACCAAGTCGGTTTAAATATCCTGAGTATCCACCATACGTATCATGGAGTTTTTTATGCCAGTCCGTGCAATCAAAGTCAGCTTTGTGCGCATTGATAATTTTTAGCGTACCAGCAGTAAATTGTTTCATAGCTTAATCACCTCTCAAATTTTTGTGCCTGCTAATGTATACCGACTGATAATGGTGTTTTTTGTAAAACTCCAAAACCTCGGAAATACCAGATTGTGTTTTAACATATTCGATACCACGAACATATAATCCGTTTGCTAGGCACCAATCCAAATACCGAACAAGATAGTTTGTTTCACTTTTGCTTTGCTTCTTAAAGTTTGAATACAGGACACCTTCCTGATTTACTGTTCTAATTAAGTGTTGGCCATAACCTCTTTTGAAAAGTTCTCTTACAAAGAGGTCACCACCATTTGGCATTACAATTAGACCGATTTCATTAACAAATTTCTCAACGAGATACTTTAATGCAAAAAATACTTTTTCGTGTTCTGGTATAGGGATTAATGTTTTTACTTTTTCTTCTTTGAAACCAGACAGACATTGCCAGTAAATATCTGTATTGTCCAGATATATACCGATAGCACCTTTTGCCTTTTTTGCCTTTGCAACGTCAATAATGTGCTGCTGCCATCTTCCATCCGTTACATCAACCCAATATTCCGGCCAACCTGAGTATTTTGCTATCCTGATGCTTTTAAACTTTTTACAATATGGTCCATCCCGTTCCACTGAACCGATATTGATATAGTCATACAAGTGGACGCCTTTATGCTTTGCTTTGTTAATAGTGCTTTGTGAGATACCAGAACTATCAAATGCTACCAAGTCGTTTTTCTTTGCTTTTTCTAGTGTTCGTTTTACATAGTCCTGTTCCAAACAAACAATATATGCCAAACCGTAATACCTCCATTCTTGCTTGTTACCTTGTTACATAACAACTTTGCCAGATTCTGTTTTCCACTGGAAGTATACTTTTGTTGCTAACTGTTCCAGATATGTTTTGTCTTTAGCTGTTAGCCTATCAGGGATATCAAAACCAGTAGAACCATCAAAGTCATACATTGCATACCAGTATTGTGTTTGCTCCAATTCTTCTTTCGTGCAGTTCTGCATCAGTTTTACTAGCTGTTTACTGATGCAGTCATAAAACCTATCAGAAACACAACTCTCATTATGTTGATAGTACATAATACTGTATACAATTATACGCCTTTGTAGGTATGAAACTTTTGTTCCGTTATTCCAGTAAATGGCGGGCATTACTGAAAAATCGATTTCGTGCCCGCCATCCGTATTATATCTTTTCTCCATCTGTACTCTGCATGTTAATTCTCTTCATGCTGTTTCTTTTTCTGATTATCATTTGTTCTGCAGGTGATTTGATTTTATGGTTTACACCACATGTAGCTTTTAATGTCTTCCGAAAAAGGACTTCCATACAAGCATCACAGATTGTAATATAGCTGTCTTCTGTAAAGGATATATCAAACAGTTCTAAGCTGTTTTTCCTGTTCCCGCCGCACACCTTACAGTGCACGGCGGACTTCTTATTGGTACGCATCCGGATTGCCATATCAGTTCTCCTCAACCTCAACTTTGGTTCCAAGTGCAGCAGTGATTTTAATAACCATTGTAGGCTTGTCGTAAGTCCTGTACCAAAGTTTGCAATGGAGTGCTTTCATAACCTTGATGAGGACTTTTCTGTTAACGTTGTACAGGTCCATAGCATCAATCTCGGCCGGTGTTGCACGAAGGATAGCATTGACCAGTTCATCGACATCATTCTCTTCAACCTTAGTTGCTTTGTAACGCTTGCCAGTTGCTTTCTGTTCCTTCTTTGCAGCCTTTGCAGCTTTCTTGTTTTCCTTCTGTTCCTGTGCCTTCAGTTCAGCTTCGTATGCTTCGGCGATTGCAGGCTTGCGAACTTCAACGATAGCTGCAATCAGCTTCTCGGTCAGTTCAGGTCTGCGATACTTCTTAACATTCTTGATTCCCATGTCCTGTGCAGCCTTGCGCATCTCTACGACCTTCAGGCCATTGACGTATGCTGTAACTTCGTTATGCATGTTCTCGATTCTCTCATTAAGGTTCATCATTGTTTTTTACCTCCATCTTGGAAACTAGGTTTGATTTGTCTTTTTCCCTTCCCTCTTGGGATGATTATAGTATACATGAATACCGAACAAATGTCAACATATTCCAGAAAATTTATTTAAAAAGTTTTGTGGCCGTTTCCTCTTGTGTAGTTTCCTTTCACGTCCTACAACTCAATGGACGTTTAACAGCCATGTAGTTATCGCGAATCCCTTTAGGCTGCACCACATACTTTTAAACCAATAGACCGGAGCCATTTCTGACTCCGGCCACCGCCTGTTTTATGCTGCCTGCTGAAGTTTCCTCAGCGCCTGATGATATTTTGTATTTCCAACAGGCTGCAGGGTGTTGAGTGTATCTTTGTCCAGTGCACCGAACATTCCAATCTTCAGGGTTGTCACTGTATCCATTCCTGCTTTTTCCAGTTTAGTTACTCGAGTGATGCACCTGTAAGAGAATGTTGTACGGATACCATTCTTTTCACTCTGTTCTCTAAGCTGTCTTACGAAGGAAACCAAATCGGCATTACCTTTTGCAATCAGCATCTCGATTCTGATGGAGTAGTTAAACTCGATAGGAGCAAATCTATCAAGTGTAGCTTGGTCCAAAACCATCCTGCCAGTGTAGGCTTCGTCAGCACCACTTCCTACAGTATTGCCTGCAGCTACGAAGTGTACATTCTCAAGTTCTACACGACCTGTAGGAAACTCGAAATATCCATTTGCGATAGCTGCATTGAGAAGTACAAGCACATCAGGGATACTCGCATCCATCTCATCTAAGAAGAATACGCAAGGCTTATCAGAAGTGCAAGCCTTGAAAAATTCTGTCTCGTGATACTTGCCACCAGCATCGATAAATCCTGTGAGCTTGTATTCCTGCTGTACGGAATTGCTGAAATAGAAGTCCCAACCGATGTCTTTGCAAATCTGCTCAACTGTGTGGTTCTTACCAGAACCTGCAGGACCGTACAGATAAACGGGAATGTTACATTCCAGACACATCTTAATTGTGTCATACTGTTCGTGGTGGACTTCACCCTCAGGCATCTCAACCGTTACAGGCTTTGCAATGTCCCTTGCATCCATCTCCTGTTTGATGCTCTCGGAAATTTTGGAAACCGTATTTCCGGACTTTCCAGCACCGCCAGGATTGTGGGCTTTTTTCAGTCCCTTTGTGTCGTAGATTCGTTCGACACTGATAAAGTTGTAATCGGTGTCGTATGTAACTTCACATCCATCAACCACTGTTGTCCTGTAGCTAGGATTGGTTTTGCTAGGATAGGACTTTCTGCAATAGGTGTACTGTTTGTGGTTGCTCTCGTACTCAACAACCGTTACTGTGTATCCTGCTTTGTGGTCTGCAGGTCTGATGTTGATAACCTTGAATCCAACTTCTGTCTGGTTGTGAGTTGCAATCCATTTCTTTGCCATTTTAAATTCCTCCGTACTCTGTACAACTTTGGTTTACTGTTTTTGGTGTTCTCTCTTGAACTTGATTATATCATACACCATCTGGGGCATAATGGCAACACCTATTTGCAAAAAAGTTTAAAAAGTTTTATGGCTGCAAGTTTGTTTGCCTGCAGCCATTTCTAACTTTTATACCGTACCAGCAATATCGTCTACTGTGTTAACCTTGTTGATGTCTATATCCCAGATTGCAGGGATTACAATACTGTCTGGAAATATCTTTGACATTTCAGCTTTCTGGATTGGAGCACCATATCCATCTACGTATGCCTTTGTAGTGTTCGGCGTAACTTCGATATACCGAAACATTAACCGTCTCAGCATCGAAGGATGTACCATCGGAAAAGCAACCTTTGAAATGTTCAACCGTTCGTTTGCATTTTTGATTCGGATACTTGTAGCAATGTTCCTTCCGCCTGCAGAACTTCCAAGTGCAACATCTATATTTACACTATATCCCTGTGCTTCCAATTTTCTGACGACCTGTAACACCTTGATACTCTCGTTGATAATTGTGTCACTTTTAATACCGCCATGATAATTGAACAGCTTCGTGATATTGACAACTTTCTGTTTGACTGGAACCATCTTATACGAAACCATAGATGTGGGGACACCAGCAAGATATAACGGAACAATAGGATGGAAACCAGCAACACTATTTGCAGCCCTACGTTTAGAAACCATTTCGGTTTTCCTATCAATGACTTTGAGTTTGTTAACAAGTTTCTGTGCCATATCGGACCAACCATGTTTCATTAACAATACCGCTTCGTCAAAACTCTTTGTCTGAGTCCATTTGGTTTTATGTGCACTTCTTTCTACAGATGAATGTTCAGCCCATCTGAATGCATCATTAAAGGGTGTATCACAAAGGTAATTGTAAAACTCGTTCAAACTACCGAAACAATCGATATAACTTTTCTTGTCGTTTACTACAACGATTTTGCTCTGCATACTAAAACCTCCAAACTTGGAAACTGATATATTTGTTATGATTATATGATACACTATATGATACTATATGTCAACATATAATTTGAAATATTTGAAAACATTTGAAAAGATATACTACGTATATGGAAAAGTTGTCTAGTTGGGAATAGCAAATAAAAAATTGTACCTTACATGTTTTACCGCTATGTCCCAACCGGATAACTATATTATACACTACGATTGTAATACTGGCAACATCTATTTGTGTTTTCTTCTGCCTTGACCACTATCGCCTGTCCAACTGCCTTTTTTGATTACAACGTGTTCTTTCTTCCATTTGTGTAATGCTTCGGATTCTGCCTTTTGTTGCTTCTTACATTCCAGATATTTTTGACAGTTAGAATGGCAACTAGAATGTCGCTCAGTACAACCTTTGCAAGGAAATGTGACCATTGTTATTTTTCCTCTTTCAATTTGTTCCTATCGCCAACTATATAGAACATAGCAATACCAGCACTGTCTGCTGCATCATCATTGTACTGATATTTTTGACCGTTACGGATGAATGTTCCTTTTGTTTTTCTGGAAGATACAGGGACCAATATTTTGTCTTCGAAACCTAAACCGATACACCATTTAACAGTTGGCCATTTTTCCTGCGGAACACCATATTTGTTTGGACTGCCTTTGCTCGTACCAATAACTTGAGACTTCCAACATCTTGTATCTACAGAAAAAACTGGAACGTCGTATATGGCGCAAACGTCTACAACTGTAGCCGTAAGTGCGCCGATAGCTTTTATTGCATCTAAGTTTATAAAGGAATTTGGACCACCATGTATTCGTGCACGTTCTACTATACAAATCACCGACGATGCCCGCTTCGTAGATACTTCTAACAACTTTTTGATATGTGACCTGACCACATACCTTTTCTTGCTATTAGCTTTGTACTTTTCCAACCGGATACTTTTGATGTCTCTCAGGACACCATCGGTGACTACACTTATACCTGTATTCTTATACGATTGGTCCACCCCGATTACAACTTGTTTGTATACTGGATTTCCCATACCTTTAAAACCTTACTTGAAATGGTTTACCATTTCTTCATATATGTCATCAAATACCACAGGAATACGATTGTGGAGTTCTTCCAGCAATGGCTGAGCAACCTCATGCATCTGAGGATGTGCCGGACCAGTTCTATCCGCTGCACGTAACCAGAAGAAATGGCGCCATTCACGATAGTTGCCAGTTAATACAATGTCTGCCTTTGTACTGTTAGGTAATACTGTTCTGGCTTCCTGTGGGCTAACACCACTATCAACATACGCCATATACATCTTTTCTGCAGTCATACAGGAATATTCCCAGTTATCATATTCGATGCTCCTACTATCCCAGAATGGTGGTCTGACAACTGTAATTTCGTTACCAAATTTATTATTGCTGTAATTGCAGTATCTGGTACTTTCCTGAGCAAACGACATTAACCTGTGCCGGACCAGTTCATGTGTTACACCTCTATCTACATGAAATAATACCGAAAGACTTGAGTGCTCTAACATTGCCTCATGTCCTCTTTTAATTAGGCCAGCAACAAAGACTCTGGCGCTTGAACCATCTTCTTTTATTTTGTCTTCAGATTTATAACAAATGCGACCAATTCTTTCAATGTGCTGAAGTTCATTAATGCCTCCATCAGAAATATCTGATAAAATCTCATAACCCGCTTCAATAATTTTCATAGTTTTTCCTTCTTTCCCAACCAGCAAGCATCTCGCATTGGACACTGTGAGCACCTCTTGCAATCTATTGATTTTGCATCTGACGGACGTGGCACCATATTGCCCGTTTTCTTTACTTCAATATATGCTTGCTTAATCCCTCTACACCTATTCACAAAAGGTTTTATTTTCTCTATATCAAAATCATATACTTCAACTTTAAACTGCTGAGTGTTCTTGTCTTCATCCAGAACAAATCCTTTTGTATAATCGATACCGTTCCATGTACCTTCTGCTTTTTCTCTTTTGATACATAAATATGAATACCAGTACAATTGCTTCCATGCACTAGGATGTTTTCCCATCTTCTGGAACTGGAACGTATTAACGCTCTTTATTTCACCAACCATACGCCCACCAAAAAACTCTGGGATGCTACAAACAATGTCTGGTGTATAGCTGATTCTATACTTCGGATAAAAACGCGTAACATCCAGATCATCGATGTTACTATATCCGGCACGAAGGAATAACCGTTGCCATTTTTCATGTACAGCATTTCCTTCTTCAAATATCCTCTTGAGGTCCGGTTGTACTTGTTCACCCTGTAACTGCTTGTATATTAAACTTAATACCTGCTGTCTAAGACAAAATTGTTTGTCACCAGTTAGCATGGCACTGGCATGTAAACCAGAACGTTCCTGAGTCTCCTGACCTCTTGTAGATACTTGTTTGATAAATTCTGCTTCAATGCCTGGATTCTTTTCCAGATAGAACATCCGATTAAATATGGCTGCAAGTTGTGAACCATCTGTACTTTGGATTATTGTTTTATTTCCTTTTGCTTCATCTTTTATACTTGATACCAAACTCATATTTTATTTATCCTCTTTAATTAATCCAATATGACCAAGTTCGGGATTATTTTCCAGAATCTGATATGCCATCTGAAGATACCTGTCTGCCTTGTCCATATCCTGTTCCATATTATCTTTATACGGTGCTCTGCTCCTATATTTCCAAGCATTCATAATACAAAATTCATATGTTCTAGCCGGACCAAAAACCATAATCATTTCATCGATTACTTCAAACGTGCCATGCTTATAATGCTGAGGATTGTCCACTACATTTTCTACATCTGTACTATGTAAAATGTTTACGTTCATTTTTTCTCCTTTTGTTTTTCTTATATGCATCGTTCAACCTTTTGTTTAGCATCTTTGTTTCCATCGGATTTTTGCAATGCTTAATCTGTTTCTTGAGTGTAGCTATATCATCGGGCGGATCAACAGCCACTTCTTTAATATCCTTAAAAGCATCCTCAATAATTTTCATTGACTCGGATAACGAATTACAAACACTCTCAAGAGATTCTGATATTTGGGAAATACTTGCACCAGAAACTGCTGCCAAACGTTGAAGTGCTTCTATTTGCTCTTTATCGAAACCAAATGAAATATTGCCCATATACTTTAGTCCTCCAACCACTTTGAACGCTTGCCAAACTGAGCTGCACGCTGTGCCATTAACTCCTGCCGAATAGGTTTTACATCATCAAACGAAACAAAACCTCTATCGAAGAAACAAGGGATTTCACACTCACCCATTGGGTTTGATACCTTTGACTTCATTACTTTACACTTCATTATAAAGCCAACTTTTTCATTTGCAGCACTATTTTTAGGATTCTTATTTGGTATCTCAATCCATGCCCGCCTTGCAACAGCTATCCGGATACTGGCTGCATGTTTTAATTTGTGGCCACCAGGTGTATCGAACTTTTCGCCGAACATCATTGCCTGCATTTTATCTCTAATCTGATTGATGAAAATAACTGTTGTTCCAGTTACTTCTATAATCTCTTCGACTGTAGGTAGATACTTGTTCATTAATCTTGCTGTGCCGCCAATCCTCTGTTCTTCGATACTGTCTCTATCTGCAGACTTTAAAACCTTCTCAGCATCTTCTTTTGGAACCATACTAGGAACAGAATCTATACCAATCAGCGGCATCCCTGCTTTTGCAAATTGTACCGTTTTGTTAAAAGCATCCTCACCATAACGTGCCCTGTATACCAGTAGCTGTTTTGGTCTATTACCAAACACTTTGGCTCTGCCTGCATCGAAAGTTCCTTCAATAGGAATATCAAGTGCCATATTATGTAACGAGCACAAATGGTATAACAAAGTCGTCTTTCCAGAACCTTCTGCACCGAAGATTTCAATTACACGACCTTCTGGAATACCACCACCAATAATTTCATCCAAGTCCTCAATACCTGTACTCCATCTGTTTATCTTTAAATTGGCGTGCTTGCTTCCTAATGTGTAGATTGAACCTTCACCATCTTTCTTATTGATGTTGTTGCATAACTGGATTATTTTCTGTTTATCTGTCTTTGGCATGTTTCCTCCATAATAGACAAGGCCAGCAACCTGTGCTGGCCTGTCATCTAACAGAACTGTTTTATTGTATCAATCTGATTTTACAGACGATTGATTGCATCGAGAATGTCTGCAACCCTCTTATCAATTTCGCCTTTGGCTACCATCAGAACCAGAGTATAAATCTGTGGTGATACTCTATCATCATAACGTGCCCTTTTGGCCCAGTCCGTAATCTCACCTTTCGGCATATTCTTTACCATCTCACAGATTGTATTATACGTATCCTTAATTGCTGCATCTAATTTTTTGTCGGCCTCAACAACTTTACTTGTAAACTCAGCGTATTTAACATTTTCCATTTTTAATTCCTCTATTGTGAAATTGGATTAATTAGTAACCTTCATTAATACCTTCGTACATTTCTTTCTCTGTCAGGTCATCTTCATCCATACCTGCACCGAAGATACCAAATGTACCATCTTCGTATTTGCAACCAGCAACTGCGGATTCTTCATCAGCGTAGATTGTAATAGCTGCACCGTGGAAAGGGGATGCAAAAGTTTCAACAGCTTCATCCGGCTCCATGCCATACTCAAAAACGTTTACGAATTCCTGAACTGTGTACTCTTTAATGTTTGCCATTTTTCTTTCCTCCATCTTGGAAACTGGGTTATGGGCTTCTTGCCCTTGCTTTATCTTATGATTATATATTACACCATACCATCCGGAAAGTCAACAAGTATTTTAAAAATATTTGCTGAAACTTTCCGGACTTTTCTGTATGGCGTTTTGGCTACGTCTTGACGTTATGCCTCTACATAGCAATGTTGTTCGTCGCTATGTCTAGTAAAGAAATAGAAAAATGGAGTATCAATAATTGCGACTACAACCTTAAAAATCCACTGACCTAAAATCATACCAAAAAGTACAGACCGCATCTCAGGCTTGAACAGCCATCCAAATCCAAAACCGAACGAAATGGTAGCATATACGATACTATCTATAAGTTGGCTTGTGATTGTCGCTACATTATTCCAAATCCACTTGCCACCTTTTGTGTTGCCATGTTTTGCAATATAACGCTCTCTGATTGCATGGAAAATTTTAACATCCATACTCTGACTAATGAGGTATGCTGTTAAACTGGCTACTACAAAGACCCACTGCTGTCCAAGTAGTTTAACATAAGCGTCCTGTGCTGCAGTATCTACTGGTGTTGCATATCTTGCTATGATAACCATAACAGTTGAAATTATCTGGCAGATAAATCCATATTTGACTGCAAGGCTTGCTTCTGCTTTGCCCCAGATTTCACCGATAATATCTGTACACAAAAATGTGAACGGATAACTAATAACACCAATGGTCAGTGTAATTGTTCCACCCATAAAAGGAATACCAGTATTCCAAACTTTACTGGCGATACAATTTGCTGTTACGAGTAAAACTCCAAACAACATATACAGCAGGTACAGATTCTTCTCAGTTTTCTTCATAGCTTTTAGTCCTCCATTTTACTCGATTTGTAAACTGTTGCCGGCATATGCTTTGCGTCATCACAATGGACTACTACGAGCATTTCATTTGGTGCAATATAATCTTCCATCTGCTCATAAATGTGTGCCGCTGCACTTTCCAGTGTGTATTCTTTTCCTTCCATCTTAGAAACCATTTCACCGACTTCCAGATAATCAGGAATATATTCGTTTGGTACTACCTCAATATATACCTGATATGTACACACTGCCAAACCAATAGGACAAAAGCATTTTACTTTTACGTCTTCGATTCTAAGTTTACTGATACCATCTGTGTTTTTAAATTTTGCCATGTCTTCCGACACTCCTTTCAAATTGTTAGCTTACTACATTTCCATGTAGTGCCTTCGTTACCAAGTGGTGCTCAGACCGTTTTCTTTTGCTCCTGCAAACTTGTTAAAGTTTTCCATATACTTAACAAACCCGTCATAGTGCTTACCATTTAAAAAATTGATTGTGCCTTCCGGACGGCTATCATCTCCAACTGTAAGCATTTTACCTGACTGAGCTTGAAGATATGCAAATGCACTATCGCATCCGCGAACAAACTTAAATTGATTTTTAATTGCGTTGACTACACACGGACCTTCATCACATCCAAGCAAATGGACTTCCAAATCGTCCCTGTGATACTCTAACATTAACTTTTCCAATTCCCCACACGCCTGATATCTGACGAATCTATTTTTAGTGCTAATATTGAGGAACTTTGAAATACCGATAGAATTAATTCTTGTATCCTTTACAAATATCCTAGCGCAAGCAACCCACTCATTTAAAGTCCGTCCCTGAGGAACTGCCATCAATCTAAATTCACCAAGTAGATTTCTATTATCCAGTTTGTTAATAAAGTTTCTTGTCTTCTGGATTGTACTTCCAGGCTCATAAAGTGTATCAGGCAATACAATTTCACTAGGATGAATTTCGGCATATGCTTCAATAAGTTTTTCGGGTTGAAGCTGAGCACCTTCTGCAGCACCATTATCCATCAAAACAAATCTACCAAGTTTGGCCATATTTGCAAAATGCTTTCTATATGTATCGTTATTGACCAAATGTGCCAAACACATATGATACTGTAAATCTTCTGTATCTTTTAAATGGGATACGGGCACAATATGTGCCACTCTGAATTCCTTCATTGTTTGTTCCCTCCATTTTTTACAATCCTATCCATAATACGCTCCCGTACTTCGGATTGCTTGAAATCTACTTCTAATTTATGCCTGTTCCGATTCCTTTGGTTATCAAAAACCATATCAGGATACCTGTGTTGCAACTTTGCTATATTGTACTCAGCCACATCAGTTATATCCAAGCCACAAGCCGTACACAATGCAGCTATATGCCATAACGTATCACCCAATTCACCAACCAAGTCTTCGATACTGAACTGGCCACCATAGTATTTGTGTTTGATAACGGATAATACTTCACCCGCTTCCTCACCAAGTCCAATTGCCCAGTGCATTACTTCTTCTTTGTTGTTCTCATGGGCTTGTATAGCTATATACGATTTTTGCTGATACTCTTTTATATCCATTTTTGTTTTGCCTCAACTTGTTACAATGCAACCATTTTCACCATCTTCGTCAACTCGTGCAGCAATATACGTTTCGTCTGGAAGTCCCAACGTATACCGAACATAGCCCATTACTATTTCTGCTACATCTTCACAAGACGTTGTACCCATATCCCAGACGCCATTTGGATCATTCGCAGCAAGATTTTTAAACAGTCCTTTTAACCTATGGCCAAGCATAATGAATTCGATTTCCCTGTTGTTCTGTGAAACCTCAACAAACACCCTAACATTAAAGATGTGCCTGTGTGGATTTCTCAGAAACTTTACTTCATCTGGCGCATCAGGCCAACAATGGATGCCTTCAAAACTGACTTTAGCGTATACTGTTTTCATTTTTTCTCCTATTGCCTCTGTGCCCTTGAATACAGGGCTGTATTATAGGCTGTTACCCTTTTGATGTACTGCTTCTTATTAAACTCAATTGTACCCTGTTCAAACAAAATATTCAGTACCCTTTTATTTACTACACGGCCGGCACATCTATCGTAAAATTCATCATAGTTTCTGAAGATACCATTTTTCTTCCGTTCATCTACAATATACTGTGCTGCCTTTTCTCCGATGCCTTTTAGTTCTGCCAGACCTTTTTGGAGAACCATTTCACCGTCTATCTTCCGAATACTTGTCCAAACATGAGAATAATTAACATGAGGTAAAAACACCAAATTACCTGAAGCAACAGCCTCATTACAAAATTCATCCCGTTCCTGCTCTGAGCGGGCATACTTAATTTTGGAATACCAGAAGAATGTAGGATAGTAAATTTTATAATACATCTCTTCCATACTGATAATTGCATATCCTGCTGAGTGCCCTTTGTTAAAAGAGTACCTTGATAATGCATCCCACATTTGTTCTGCACGCTCGTTTGTAACACCTTTAGCAAGACAACCAGATATGAACTTTGCTCTGAGGTCTACACCGGTTTTCATTTTGTATTTTCCAATTTCCTCATGGAATTGGTCTACATGTCCGTGCTTATTTGCCTTCAGGACTTTATCTGCCTCAAACCATTCAAGACCACCAATGTAAACGCATACATACATTAGCTGTTCCTGATAGATTATGATACCATATGATTCTGCAGTATGTTTATAGAACAGGTCATCAGTATCAATTTCATTTTGGTGTCTTTTATTGTCACCATATAATTCAGGTGAATGGATTGCTAACGTTGCAGGTCTGTTCATAGCAACAGTTGCTATAACATCATTAAAGTCTGAACAATCTATATCATCCAGAATCTTTTTGGCTGTATTTTTCTCCAACTGGAAAATACCACAAGTGTTACCAAGTCTAAACTCTTCCAAAAGTTTTGGGTCATCTACTACATTAATATCAAATCCGACTTTGCCGGCCAGTCTTCTGCATTCACCGATACTTTGCATTGTCCTTAGACCGAGCAGATCAAACTTGATAATTTTGACACCATTCAAATCTTCCAGATTAAATGTACTGTAAAGATTGCCTGCTTTATCAATCCGCAAACTTGTATACTGAAGAATATCACCGGAAGTTAGAATAACACCTGCAGCATGTGTTCCGATAAACCTAACTTTTCTGTATAGCTTTGAAAAGTGGGTTATGATGTTATCATACTTTTTGTTATACCTTCTAACATCGTCTGCGTTTTCTCCATTAAACAGTGCATCCTCGTCCAGACTACCATCATCACGCCTGTACTGAGATACAACTCTTTTAATGCTTTTAATTACTTCTTTATTTTCCTTTGCTTTAGCTTCATCGACAGTTTTATCCGTAGGCAAACCACAAACCTTTGCAAGGTCATTTATTGTATTGTCTACCTGATACAGACCATAGCTTGATACTCTAGCACTCTGCCCAGGATACTTGTTTATCAGATACTCTATAACCTCACCACGCCGGTCCATCTCGAAATCGATATCAATATCAGGATATGCTTTTTTATCATACCTCATAAACCTTCGAAAGTCAAGATTAAACCGAATACTGTCTACTTCTGTAATATGCATAGCATAAGCTACTAGGCAATTACAAACTGAGCCACGCCCAGGACCAACACAGATACCATTGTTCTTTGCCCAGTTTACATAATCGGCAACAATAAGAAAGTAATCGATAAAACCGTTTGTCTTTATGACATCGAGTTCTTCTTTACATCTCTTTATATATTCCTTTGTATACTGGCCACGTCTCTTTAGTCCTTCTTTAATCTGACGGATTATTTCCTTTTCACTGTCTTTATCACTATCGACTTTTGGTAACTTCAGTTCCAACTGGCCTAGGATATCATTCTCAACCTTTGCTTCCAGTTCTTCTAGATTGTTGTGGAATTGTTTTGCTAAACTCTTTGCATTTGAAAAATCCTCTTTATGCATTTTAACAAAACGTTTTTCCATTTCCCATAATGCAGGCATATACCGTTCTTCATAAGTACCACGAACCCAATTTTCGTCATGGCCATCCATCATGTGCATCTTGAGGTATGTATCAAAATCCTCTTTTCTACCCCTATGGCTATCAGATGTGAGGATGCATTTTATATCCAATCTGTCTGCCAGACCAATCATTGCTACATTTATTTTTTCCTGCGCTCCTGCTTCAGAAACTTTATATGGCTGAATCTCAATATATAAATCGTCACCAAAAATACACTGTAATTTTTCCAGATATTTTCTTGCTTGTTTTATGTTTCCCTTTAGGATGCACTGGCTTGAATAACTAGCAATACAAGCTGTCGTACAAATTAAACCTTCATGATATTTCTCAAGTAAATTAAATGTCCAGATTGGATTGTAATACTTTTGCTTCTCACCTTCGAACTGAATAATGTTGAGGTTCTTATAACCTAACAAATTTTTGGCAAATAAGCATAAATGGTAGCCGCGTTCCTTTTCTTTGTATACCGGCAGGAAATAACCTTCAACACCCAAAATGGGCTTGATACCCTCATGCATACAAGCATCATAAGTCTGTACAAGCCCATTCGTGTTGCCATGGTTGGAGGTCGCAAGAGCACTGTGCCCTAATTCCTTTGCCAGTTTAGCAAGTTCTGACGGCTTACCAAATCCATCAAATCTACTGAACATATCATGGCGGTGCAAATCGACCATTGCCATTACCTCCAACTTTTAATTATTCGTCATCATCTTCCCATTCATCTTCATCATCGCCCCAGTCGTCTTCTGCCTTGTCTGCAGCTTCCAACTGCTTGATGTAATACTTCTGGGTTTTTCTCGGTTCGACTTCAATCTTTCTTTCCTTACAAAGTTTGAACAGTTCCTTTGGCGACATCTCCGAATAGCCGGCATCATCATCTTCGTCATCGTCGCCCCAGTCTTCATCACCATCGTAATCGTCATCATCGTCATCGACTGGCTTTTTCTTCTGAACCTTTTTGCTTGAGGACTTCTTTGCTACAGGACGCTCATCCTCATCATCTTCATCATCTGTATCACAAGGATATGCTTTGTCCAGAATCTGAAGAATTTTCTTTTCGGAAAAAGGTTTTGCTTTTTCGTTTCTGAACTTTGCTTTATCCATAGGAACCACAGCATACTTTTTATCCGGACCTTTACCAGATACCGAGATAACAAAATCTCTATCTATGATAGTTCCATATGTATCATACATTGCGAGTAATGCAGGAACAGGGCTGCAGTTATTAACCGGAAACATAAAAAGCTCAACCTTCTTAGTTTCGTAGTTATATACACACCAGATATACTGGCTTCTTGTCCTCACCCTATCATCATCACAATAGGGGCATTCACGGTCGAAAATTTCCTGACAAGGTACATTAATACCATCTGCAAAACTGTCATGGAATGTTACTTCCATACCATCATCCATATCCTGAAGGAAACGGACCCGAACCTTCTGGCCCTCACGAATAAAGGTGAAATTACCTTTTGACGTTCCTGCTTTTTTTACATCGTTTTTGATACTGTTGACTAATCCTGCCATCTTGACTATCTCCTGTTTTTGTTGTGTTGTTGGTTGCTCTATATTTAGACATTGTCCTCATATACATTTTATTGAAACTTCTTTTATCCATATCACCAGGGTCTTTAATCCCTTTTAGAAAGCACCACCTAGTAACATTAAATCCAGAAATTGTTTTTAGATATTGTGTACCCTTTTTGCCACACTCGTCATTGTCCAAAGCAGAAATTATATCCGTAACACCTGCAGCCTTTAGTTTTTCTTCTTGCTGGGCTGACATTTTCCAACCCAATAATGCAACTACATTTGTTATACCATTTTGAACAAATCTTAATCTGTCCATATAACCTTCGACCACAAATATATATTTCTCTGAACCGTAATTGCCACATAAAGTTGTTGCTCTGCTAAAACCTGCATTGTATAAATATTTCCTTCTGGCTTCTATTTCCTTGTGCATTGTCCTGCTGACCCAACCTTTGAATTTACCGTTGTCCATTATAGGAAATATTAAACCATACGAATATTGATATGTGACCTTTGCTTTTACGTTTTGTAAAGTCTCCGGTTCAAAACCTCTGTTTTCCATATAACTTCTTGCATCTAATATTTCAGGCTCTTCGTCTTCCAACCAATTTGGAGTCCGTAAACCGTGATAATAATCATACGCCTCATCGTATAGTTGTTTTGATGCCTGAACTGTCTGGCGCTTACTAGGAGTGTTGACTATAATATCAGATACTTCTTTGGACTTTAGTATTTTAATATATTTCTGCCTTGCTTGCAAATCATTTAGTCCATTATATTTCTTTTCCATCAATTGGACAAATTTGGTAGCATCTCCTGCTTTGTTACAACCAAAACAGAACCATGTGCCATTATCCAAATTTATTAACATACTCGGGTTTGCATCCTGATGGAATGGACACATTATTTTCTGGCGGTGATTTCCAACCTCATATATAAGTTTGTAATACCGCAAGACCTTTGCAAGATTTGTTGCTTTTTGCTTTTCAAGGCTTTTGTCACCGTTCTGTTTTTTCAACAGATTTCCTTTTCAACTTATAGTAGGGCTTCGAACTTTTTACCACATAGCATCCAGCAATGTTGTGTGGTGTTAATTCCCCGAGGTCACCCAAACGCTCAATCTGTTTTTCATCGATTGTTTCTGTTACTTCAATAAAACCTTTGAAGATAACTGGATTGACGCCACAACTCTTCAGATACCGAACAAGACCTTTCATATCTATAATTTCGTAGCGTTTTTTTACCAGTTTTTTCCAAACCTGTTTTGTAACACGTGCCTTGAGTTTTTCCGGTATCCACTCTATCTTTGTTGGTGATACCTTTGTAACAATCAGTAAATCTCCATTTGAATCTTCAAATGTATCGCTTTTTCTAGTACCAGACAATGTACCAAAATGTGCATCCATTTCAGTATTAAATTGAACCTGCATATGTTTGTATGCTTTTTCTGATTCCTTAAAATCTTCATACATTTTAAAGAACGAACGAACAACTTTAGTTATTCTGCTACTTCTGCTACTATCGTCTGGCTCATGCCGTTTCTGTACCATCGGTTGTTTCCTCCACAATACCTTTTAACTGATTGTAAACACCGCGGGGCCACTTACTTGTACTCTTGACCCATACTACATCATAAAACGGAACAATGAACTGCTTCCCGTAAACCGTTTCCAACTTGAGTAATTTTTTCTTTGTTGAACGGTTTATAATTTTGGCGGACTTCGTTTTGCCGTTGGGAAGTTTGAAAGCTACCAGTGTACCGATAGGTGCTTCACTGATATATCTCAGCTTGTTACTATCAATAGTCACCTTTTCTTCTTTTGCTTCTGTTTCCTCTGCCGGTTCGACCACTTCCGCCGCTTCCTCGTCCTTTGTAGAAGCGAGCAAAATGTTTTCGACCAAATCGACCTTTTTGTAACGCTTTGCGTTTTTGATACCAACGGACGATGCCACCTTCCGGAGTTCGTCAACCTTCATTGCCATTAACTGTTCTTTGCTGTACATATTTGTCTCCTAACTTCTTTAAAACTTTGTTACCAAACTACTTTGTGACCAAATGAATATTCCTGCCCTTCAAGGCTTATAACTATTATATACTAGTTTAGGCCAAAAGTCAAGGACTAATTTTGTAGCCATTTAACCTTTGACCTATCTATTTGGTAGCAACTTCAAATCGTTCCATTCGCTAACTTTGTAAGTTGCTTTGTATATTTGACCATTCTCTTTCTAACGCAATACTTCTGCTTGTCAGTCAGGAATCCTCTTTTAATAAGGAACTCGGCTACACTGGACATAAACTTGGAATCTACACCATTAAATCCAACACCATTATTATGTTTAGTCTCACCAACGGCTTTTTCATCAGAAGTCTGTTCGTTATACAGTTTCTTCAACGCCCCATAGAGTACCTTGTCGTTTGTCTGAACCAATGTCCTGATTTCGTCTTCCGTCCAAATTCTCTTTGCCATTTCAAATCCCTCCATCCTTGGAAACTTTTTATCTGGAACCGTCTACCACTGTCACGTCCCAACCGTTCTATCCAGATGCGGCTGAACCGGAGTCTTTTGTGGACTGTTGTTCCTTCTTTAACTGTCTTTATTATACATCATGCCACATATAATGGCAACAAAAAAATGTGTGATGTTGAAATTTATTTTCCAACCACCACACATTCTATTTTATACATCAATACCAGATTTCTTTGCCATCTTTACGAATCCACATTATTGTATCACCAATTGCATTACATACCTCAACTGGCTTTTTATTCTTCTTGTAATAGTCTCTTGCCATCTGAACTGCATCAGCTTTTTTAACGCTAGTGTTGTTAACCATAATACTCTTCATTTATTTACCGCCTTCCTTTCAACAAAATCCTTTGCATCCTTTAATCTGGAAAACCAATGATTCTCAAAGAAGTAACCACCATTGCTATGGTCTTTTTTAATCACATGTCCGTGTTCCGATTCGTAAACGGTTATCCTAGTTTCAACCAATTCAAGAGTGTCCATACGAAGACTAACATGTACCTGTTCTTTCTTTTTCCAAACCATTTTATTTTTACCTCGTTCCTCTGAAAATATCAATCAAGATAAATTAGAACTGTCTGACCGGACGGAACAACCACATCCACTTCTGCATCAGCATATTTACCATTTCTAAACTGTTTTGCCACTCCCCAAACTATCGGCTCGCAGCTGTGTCTATCGTCATATATCTCAACTTTCTGGTTGTCATACAATACACCGCAAATCTGTTTAACTGTCATTTTAAAACCTCCATCTTGGAAAACTTGTTATCTGTTCATTATGAGTATATAATACATCACACTGCATATAATGGCAACACTTTTTAATAAAAAGGCGGAAAAAATTTTCCGCCAAATTCTACTTTATTCTTTTATAACAAATCTAGCTTCATACGTATAACATTCTCTCCATGCCGGTGGCACTCTGCTATCAGTCATATATTCGTTGCCATTATCATGTACCTTGATTCGCATTCTCCAACACTCACCCGTATCACTGTCCTCAGCCATTGCAGTCTTTTTGGTGCGGCTGATAATTGTTATTGCAGGTGCACCAGTATCCCACGCACCATACATTTTACCAACTTCAAAAACCATTGCCATTTTGTTCACCTCCAGATTTTCAGTCTACATACATTTTGGACTTTGACCAATACGGTGCAATCTGAACCTCACCAGTTTTCTTGTCCAACCTGTATTTGCAGTTATTTGCCATTGCTGTAAAGTACATCCATTTTCTGCCGTCTTTTGTTACCTTAATCTCAGAAGTTTTACCACCCTCAAAATGTAATGTCATTGTCGTCCTCCAATCTTGAAATGTACTATGTACCTTATGACTATACTATACACCATAGACTGTATAATGGCAACAAAAAAGGCGGGAATTTTTCCCGCCTACCATTTTATTATTTTCTAAACGTTCCAGTCTGGAATGCATAACTAATAGCTTTCCTTGTTGCAAGGTCTGTACTGAAATGGGCACCACCTTTATAAATTACTCTTTCCTCGCCATCATCGCGAACTGCCCATTTCATTGTCTGTCCACAATTTCTATAAACGTCATATTTTCTTCCTGCAACCTGAGTGCTCATTACGAACTGTCTATCCATCATTGCTTTTCTCCCTTCTAGGAAACTTGTGTTTGATTTACCTTATGTAATTATAATACACCAAAGATACTAATATGGCAACAAGTATTTTAATTTTCACAATTTTATCTTTCCTTGATAGGCAGTTCTTCAATTTCCTTCATAATCTTTGTACCGGAACCATTTCCGCCAAGTTTTACATACGGCTTGTACAGTCCCTGCATTGTCTCATATTCCTCTCGAGTTATCCAACCACGCTCAATATACTGCATACCAAAGAATACAAGTTCAATGTGACCAATGCCAACTAGCAACTCACGTTCAGAATTATTTTTATCAAGTCTACTGCTAATAAATGCCCATAAACCAGATGATGCTAAAACGGATGTAAATATGGTTATTATTACTTGCTCAATTGTCATCTTATATCCTCACTCATAAAAGCTAATTAATATGCTACATTATTCTGATTCTGTTCCTTCTGCCTCTGGTTCCGGCTCGGGTGCAGGAGCATCATGCAGAAAAACCTCATGTCTCAACTCAAAGCCTTCCTTTGTCAGCATGGTCACGCTGTCTGTCACATCTACCCAATATTCGCCGTCCCATCCGTCATAGGGAGCAAGACGCAAGTGCTTGAAAATCGGATAGTAGGGACGCTCTTTTTCAAGCGCTCCTACGTTCAAATATCCGTACACCCACACGCCACGCTTTACAGCCGCCCTCACAAGGTTCTCTCGCCCCTCTGTATCCACAACAGCAAGGTCATTGCGTTTGCATGCAGAAAGCGTTGTGGGGACGTAGGACGATTCGAAGCAATACCTCAGGCTCATTCACTCACATCCCCATGTCGTGTATGGCTTTTGAACTCTTCTCCATCAAGTCTTTCACCACAATTCGGACAATAATTCATCATGGCGTCTCCTTGATAAACGTGAATCCACCTTTCAGATGATGATTTATTATGTTATGTTTGCTTGATATAATATTCTGTCAGCAACTGTTGAATCAGCCGTTACACCAGTTACATAAGCAGGCATTGTTAAGACATTAACACTTGTTCCGTCATATACTTCAATTGGTAAGCCTGCTGTTGCACACAGTTCAACTCCAGTTGATGTCAACGCATTTATACGGGCATCAATAAACACCTCATTCTCATCTGTTTTTAATGCCTGTGCTTTAGCAATGTCTGACTGTGTAACATCCGAATTATATGCATTTAAAAATCCAAGTCTTGCCGATCCATCAACAGCTTTAACGTATTCAAGTAAGCTGTCACTAAATGATATGAAAGTGCAGTTTCCTTTAAGTCCGTTTTCATAAGCAATATTCACAATGCTTTCAACATTCGCTTGTGTCATTCCATATGTTTTAATCTCTATATATGGATGCAATCCAATGTTTTTACAAAGCGCACAAAATTCTGCCAATGTGGGAATTTTAGTGCCTGCATACTGACTGTTTTTGTAAATTCCAAAATCATATTCAAGTACTTCTTCATAGGTTATATCTGTAATATTGATGGTTTCAGAAATTTCTGTTCCATCAGCATTTCTTGCAGTCCTATTAATTGTTGGATCGTGTAACAGCACAGCCACATCATCAGAAGTAAAAGACACATCCGTTTCAACATATTTGAAACCATTTAATCTTGATTGCTTATATGCAACCAGTGTGTTTTCAGGTGCTTTATACCATCCACGATGATTAACACTTTTTACCAATGCACCGTGTTGTTCGAACATCGAAACATCAGGCAATTCAATACCATAAGGTTTTCCGTCAATGCTCCAAGGTGATGGCGTTGACAAATTTGGCGTATATGCTCCTCTTTTTATTCTTATTGTCGCAATCAACTTCTGATTGTCTGTCAAAGCTGTTCCATAGTGAATTACAGAAAATTCCCATGTTGAAACATCAAGAACCAGCTTAATTGCTGTTGTATGCTGATCATCATAAGTGATTCCAGTAAGCACTGTTTCGGCAGAAGAATTCAGCACTTTATAGGTGGCAGTGCCATTTGCGTTATACTCAAAATAAATAGAATCTTTCGGAATCGTTATTGTGCCATTCACTGTGTCATAATTTATATACCCATCAAAGCCAAGCAAAAGTGCAGAATAATTATACTGCACCTTTTTCTGCAATAGGAATATAATATCATCAACAGCGATATCAATCATACTAAATCCCGATTCACGTATGATGATATTACTTGCATCGTCAAGAGTGATCTCTGTATTATTTGTTTTTCGCATCACAATATAAAAATAAGTGCCAGCCTGTATAGTGCCACTTGTTTTCCATCCAGAATCTGAAATACAGATGTTATTCTCATCACAAGTCACTATTGCAAACTGATAACCTGTGTTTGCTACAATAATTATGTCGTTTTTTGCATATTGTAAAACCGTTATTGCTAATCTTACAGTTGAATCACTGCTTTTTACGACAACGCCAACATTAATGCTTAATTGTTTGCGCTTAAACAATTTTCTGTAATAATACGCAGAACCATAAGGTTCTATAAAATCACCAACAGCCTTACTGTCCGCCGCCTGCCCTGCCTGCGTCAGTGTCGCATCAATCGTCAGTGTCCTTGCACTCTCAGCCGCCTCGCTTGCCGACTGAGCCGCCGCCGCCTGTGCATCCTCTGCCTTGCCCTGTGCGGTTTCTGCGGCTGTCTGAGCCGTGACCGCATCATTCTTAGCGGTGTTTGCCTCAGATGCGCTCTGCGACGCTTCTTCCGCTTTAGAACTTGCTGTCGATGCAGATTCGCTCGCCTCGGTTGATTTCTGTGCGGCGTTCTCTTCCGATTCCTTTGCCGCATTTTCTGAATCAAGAGCCGCCTGTGCCGCTTCTGTTGCTGTTTTTGACGCTGTTCCGAAATCTACCATAAACTGTGTAAATTCGGATTCTGTCATTGTGCCGCCACCCGCTTTGTAATATCCGTAAGCGGTAACGACACCCAAATCTTTTGTTATCGTACTCATACAACCTCCAAAATAAGATGCCCGTTAACGAGTTTCAAATCTACATCCACAGCATCGGTGCGTGTGTAAATCAGATGACCATTGGAATCAATTTCAACGTCCATGAATCCCGCCGTTGCCGCCGCCTGTTCCGCTCTGTCCGCACTCTCCTCTGCCCTGTCTGCACTTTCTGACGCTTCCTGGGCCTTCTGGGACGTTACATCGACAGCTGTATTCAATGCCGTAATTGCCTGAGTAATGATTGATTCTTCTTCAGGTTCTGGTTCTGCGTCTGTCCTGTCGGACGACGGTTTAATAGGTACTTTTGTTGTATAAAGAGTACGTCCATCCGTTTCTTCATCATGTACTGTAACATAGCAATAAATCGGTTCACCCGATTCAAAAAATTGTTTTGGTATTCTAACTTGATTGTTGTAACCAATCTGGCCAACTGATGGTCCAGTAATAGAATTTGAAAACCTTGCTTCAAAGGCTTCTGGAAGAACAATATCTATAAAATCTAAAACCTGACCATAATCATATTGCATTCGATATTCAGTTACAACAAGGCGTTCTTTACCAAACATAACAGGAATTATTCTTGTATTATCCATAGTAAATTTATCCCTTTAAATAAAATGATTATATTAGTCAACCATAAGAAAATACACAACTATTGTTATTGAGGATGCATTTGCTGTACCAACATTCCTAAATGCAACATAGGCATTTAAAGATGAATTCAGATACAAACTTGTGATTCTAATATTGTAATTATAATTATTAGATGATGGTCCATTTATTGAATATCCAACAATACCAATAACTTTACCGCTAGAAGGTTTTGTTATTGTTCTGGTGTATGAGGTGTTTCCGTTATATGTGGCTGATGTTGTACTTGCAGTTGCTATTCTAAAATTCCCTCTAGCAACTAATTTTGTGAGTAACGATTTTAAATTTACAACATTATTACTTATAACACTTGATACCCATCCAACATTATTTATAGCTGCATATAAACTATCTCCAGATGGAGCCAATATTGTAATACGATCAAGTATTTTATGGAGTAGATTTTTACCATCCAAAACTTTATTAGAAATTATACTATTTAACCAACCTAAATTTGTAAGTACAGTTGTTAGTGAATTATCTATTCCAGACGTTGCTGTTGTATCAACATCTATATAAGGTGCTAAACCACAAAAGAATCCACTTTTATCTTCAGGGGCTGACCTTCCAAAACCAATTGCTTTCCCATCTGGACTAACATCAATACAAAAATAGGAACTAGATAAATATGTTTCCGCTGTTACATCCGTATGTCCCGTTGATTTTACAACTGCAATTATATCAAAAGTACTATCCTCTGATAGAGTACCATTTCCAATGATCACAGATATTGTACCGCTTGTTAAATCTGATACATTAACATAAGTGTAATCCGTATCTGTAGTCAATTTAAATCCAACCTGAATTGCTGAAGGATTTTGCGAACCAGTTTCCAATATTGCTTGGGACCAGTTGAATGATACCTTAGCATATTTCCCCGAGTCACTCAAATCACCAGCACTATTACATCTAGTTGCAGATAAATTTGAAATACGGTGCGGAATATACACCCACTCCCAAATTGCATACAAAACCAAAGCGGCATTTGCAGTATACGATGCACCAGAATTATAATTTGTTCCAGTTCCATCTGCCTTTGTATTCCATCTGACAAAAGCATATCCTGTTCTTGTAGGTTTTGTATTTGATAATGTTAATGGAACATTATAATACTTAGTTTGTACCGAGGGAGCACCAGTTCCACCATTTGCATTAAATGTTACAGGATAGGAGTTTAATGCAGGAACTGTAAATGTTAACGTTGCCGGATAATCCGAAGCCCCACCAGCACCGGCATAATACCTTAGAGTATACGTTTGTGCAGATGTTCCTTTGTTAATAACTACAGATGTACTATCGGTTTGATAGTATGCATTTTTTGCTACATTAAAGGATGTATGAGTTTTCTGGATTATTGATAAACCAGGAACATTATGATTTGCATGGCTTATCATCTGATATGTTGATTGAAAATCTGAATTTGATACAGCTTGAGTATATGCCTGAAATCCAGCTTTAATAGTTAAAGTAAAAGTTGTCTCAGTTTGGGAAGTAGAATAATCAATATATACCCTAATACCTTTATATGTTGCTACAGGCTGAGTTGGTCCATATATATATGCCATATTTTACCCCCTAACTTTCAAAGATAAATGCCCATTTAATCTTGCTTCCCAAAACAAATTACCAACCATACTTCCTGATTCTGCATCAATCACCACCATATTTAAAGTTGTTGAATTTACAGTAGGAATTGTTGCATCCTTATTTGTTACCTGTACAGTACGATTGCCACCAGAAATAAAATCCATTGATTCAGAACCAATTTCAACATATGTGTCTTCACTTGTACCGATTGCAACAGATGGAACTTGAGGATTAATGTTGATATACCGTTTCATCTCATTTGTATTTTCCTGAGTTTCTGCAATTAGTTCATTTTGATTATTGAACTCCTGCTTTAGTGAATCACCAGTATAATCCCCAAACTGAGCTGTAGAACTTAAACTTATTTCACCAGTCTCTAAGTTCCACCAATTGTTTCCCACAACATCTGAAATAACTCCTGCTTTAATTAATTCTGCCGCAAGAATACCAACAGTAATCATTGATGCATTTATTTCACCATTTTCTGTTAGTGCTATATCGAATGGACCATTGTATCCATTATTGGAATGCCCTAAACCACCGTTGTTCCATCTCCAAACTTTTTGTGCTGTATTAATATCTTTTGAATCACCTAAGTTTACTAGCTCAATTGGTAAACCATCATCATCGTATATCCATTTAAAATATCCACCACGACTTCCAGTTATGAATGCCGTTGCAGCTTCTACTTCCTGCTGTACAACTCTTGCAATCATAGGTCTTTGTGACTCTATTATATTTGCAGCTTTTTCAGCACTTTCCCTTACTATGCTCTCAATTGTTGGAGTCTGTGAATTAAGTGTTATTATATCCAGATTGTGGTCATTATATTCCCTATAAGTAACGCACTGATGTTCTACCCGTAACTTACGTTTCTGGTCTACAATTGTTACCACTTTATATAACCACATATCACCAGCGAAGTTTTTGATATTACAGGTGTATGACCTTTGTGGGACACAATTTGCGTCCAATATACTCTGGGCAAATTCCTTTAAGTTTTCTTTAACAGTATACCTTTCATCAGATACTGCATAGATAATTACCTTGTTGGAGTATTGAGTATTTTCTACATATTCCTTACCACCATTTATATCAGCGAATGTCATTCCATCTTTGCCATAAGCGTATACCCTCGTAATAAACTCTGTACTATCGCCATTATATCCAAGGTCTGTCATATTTAAATCTCCCATAAAGAATTCACCTGAACTTGTATATGACTTTGTATTAATGGCAGTAATGGATTTTGTTATTGCATTAAAATTAAAAACCACCGAATATGCTTCTGCTACATAATCCAAAATTGAATAAGACGTAGCTGCATCAAACGGTTCACCTTCCTGATATTCTACAGTTGTCCTTTTTGCAAGGTCTACGCCAACACCATAATATTTACTCCAACCTGTAGGAATCAAAGCAGTTAGTACATCATCAATTGTTGAATTAACCATTCGGAAGTTTTTATTTAATTTTGCCTTCCAATCATCTAAATCCAAAGTACAATTTACTGTACTAAAATCTGAATGTTCATCTATCTGCTTTATTACAAACCGGTTACCAAACGCTTCGACTTTTACTTCTTCAAAAATATATGAATGCTTCTCGTGCTTCCTCTGTATCTCAAAGGTTAATGTATCGGCACCATTTATATTGTGCTCACAATAACATTTATCATCTTCCAATTCTAATGGTATACTGGAAAGCATATTGTCCAGTTCGTATACCCTCAAAACTATCATAACTTTTGCCCTCCAGTTATACCAAAAATGTAGGATAATATCTGACCTCTAGGCTTGTAATGTCTCCTGTAATTGCTCCTAACGAAATGGTATTTTCGCCAGGATACAAAACAGGAAACTGGAACAAATCTGTATTCTGAAAATTGTTTACATAATTCTCAAAAGTTGGGCTTGCTGCACTTCCTCTTAATACCCTACCATCTAAACCATCAATAACATGATAGTTATACAAATTAGCATTTGAAATTTTTATCGTTGTATTTGTATCCTGACCATATGTTACCCGTATTTCATTTCCAAGTCCTGCACTATTAATATATAACAGTAAACCACTAGGAGTAGTTCCAGTATTATCTATTGTAATTGGCTCTGCTATTTCCGAAGCGCCATAGTTTAATGTTACCATAGGAAAACGCTTAACAGCTATAACTGAAATATCCAATTTGTAATAGCATAATACCTTTGTATATGAAACCATAACATTTGTAAGGATACAAACATATTCAAATTCTGAGTCCCCGATTGATACAACTACAGGGGCATCCTTCTGAAATTCACCAACCACTCGATTGACGTTTAGCTGTGCCTCGGTATATGTTGTACCACCTACATAAAAGCTGAAATCTATACCGTTGTTACCATTCTGATACTGATTAATTATATAGTTATATTTTCCAATCCTTTTAAATGCATCATATGTAATTTGTACTGGAACCAAACTGTAATCAATCAAATCAGCATTGTAGTCATATAAATCTTTCCCATTTACAGACACAGGATAACCAAGTTGGTTACCCCGCATCTGAGATGTTAATTCTCTGCTAGTATTCACTTGATTATCCTTTCATTAAACTGTGCCCGTAGCCTGTACTCTGGAAACTACTGGTGCAATCTTTCTGCCAACTCTTTCGTTGTCAAGAATAACGTCACCATCTTCCATCTGAACAATTACATTGTTTTCAATAGGTACTGTTCTCAACAATTTATAAAGCATTTCAGAAAGCATCTGAAGACTTGCTTCATTAAAGATTGTTCCTGCTAAACCGCTATCGTTAATAGCACCAATTCCACCAGTTACCCTCGCAACACTTATTGCAGAATCGATACCGATAGGATTAAGTGAACCAGATACCCTATTAACCAAATCGTTAAATTCTTCTATTGTACTCCGAACCAGTGCAGGCATTTTCTTTTCAATACCTTTTTCTGCACCAGGCGGAATTTCAGCACCAACTTCTTCCTCAAACACTTTAGACGGCGAATGAATTCCCAAAGCTCCTTTTGCTGCACTTACAAGTCCAGAAAAGAAACTTTTAACTTTGCTGTAAAATGAACTTCTTGCACCTTGGATACCCTTCCAGACACCATTGACGATTTCTTTACCAACCGATGCCATTTTACTAGGCAACGACTTCAATCCGTTTATAACTGCAGTGGCAAGACTCTTTGCACCATCTGTTCCTTTTTGCCGCATCTGAGATACCCACTTAGAAAGTCTGGAAAGTATATTCGAAATTACACTTGCCATTTTTCCAGGCAGTTGGGATGCAAAGCGGACAACATTGTTTAAAAAGTTCTTGCCTGCTTCCAGTGCTTTTGATGCCATATTTTTTGCCCAAGTAATAACACTGTTCAATACATTAGAAATTGTCCTTGAGATTTTGTTATACATATCTGTAAAGAACCTTGCTATACTTGATACCATTGAAGAAACCGTAGAAACAACACGGGATGCTATTGTAGAAAACGTTGTTGCAATTGCATTCCAGATAGCTGTGAATATCCTTTTTACGCCTTCCCAAACTTTATTCCAATCACCTGTAAAGATTCCGATAAATACATCTAAAATACCAATAATGATATCCAATACTGACTGGAAAAGCTGAGACATTATTGTAAAGGCATCGATAAAAATTGGTGCCATAAATTCACAGAATGCTGACCAGATTTCTTTGAACATATCTACAAAACCGCTGATGATAGGAACTATCTCGTCAAAACGTTTTTGTACCTCACCTACAAAGTTTGCAACCGCTTCTTGTACCTGAGTAAAGATTTCTGTTACTTTGGTTCTAAATTCCTCATTTGTATTCCATAAAGTAACGAATGCTGCAACTAAGATTCCTATTGCTGCAATAACAGCTACAATCGGTGCTGATAAACCACCGAATACTGGCTGCAACAAACCGATACCATCTTTAACTTTTGTAATTGCTTCCGAAATAGTGTAGAAGTTTTTAATAAGTCCTGCAATACCAGACATTACACTTCCGATAATTAATAGTACAGGACCGACTGCTGCTATAACGGCTGCAATTACCATTATCACTTTTTTCTGGCCATCACTAAGACCATTTAGCTTGTCCACCAAACCAATAATACCGTCTGCGAATCTTCTAATGGCCGGCATCATAATATCACCGAAGCTGATGGCCAATTCCTGTAGACCAGATTTGATTCTGTCTAGCTGACCAGATAAATTGTCCTGCATGACTGCGGCCATCTTTTCTGCTTCACCACTATACTCTTCAACCCATTCGATACCTTTTTCCAATGCCTCGGACATTGGCATAATTGCACCGTCTTTTGTCTTAACAAATTTCTGGGAACTGTTATCTACGGCATCTGTTAATTTATTGAAATCTTCTTCCGAAGCGTTAACAATTGCAAGCAAACCAGACAAACCAGTTTTACCAGCAATAGCTGCAGCCGTTTGTGCTTTCTGAGCATCAGTGGCAGAAAAAGAACTGTTAATCCAATCATCAACTGCAGCGTTGTATTCTTCCTGAGTGATTTCTCCATTTGCCAGTGCAGTGTCTAATTTTAAAAGTCCTTCTTCATAATCCTGCTGGGATATTTTTAAGTTACCAAATCCATTTCTAAGGTCAACCATTACTTCTCTTAATGATTTCATACTGCCATCTGGATTTGTTAACGACACACCTAAGTCTTCCATTGCTTTAGCAACTTCATCTGTAGGATTCAGCATATTAGTTAATACTGTTCTTAAACTTGTACCACCTTGTGATGCTTTAATTCCTGAGTTAGCCATCAAACCTAATGCAACAGATACATCTTCAGCTTTGTATCCCATTGCACCTGCCAGTGGTGCACAATATTTAAAACTTTCACCAAGCATGGACACGTTAGTATTTGCATTAGCACTGGCTGCAGCCATTACGTCTGCAAAATGTCCTGAGTCTGAAGCGGACATACCAAAAGCAGTCAATGCATCAGTTACAATGTCTGAAGTTGTTGCAAGGTCTTCACCAGACGCTGCAGCTAGGTTCATTATACCACTAACACCAGATAGCATATCGTTTGTTTTCCATCCGGCCATAGCCATATAAGACATAGCGTCTGCTGCATCTGAAGCTGAGAACTTTGTTTGTGCTCCCATCTCTCTCGCTTTGTTTCTTAATGCCTCAAAGTCCTTGCCAGTTGCTCCAGAAATAGCCTGTACATTAGACATCGATTTATCAAAGTCTGCAGTCGTTTTAATTGCTGCAACGCCTGCTCCAACAATGGGAGTAGTCAGCCCCACCGTTAATGTTTTGCCTGCTCCTGAAATTTTCTTTCCGATTGTATCTAAACCGTCGCCAAGTGTATTGCCTAGGTTTTTGGTTTTTGATTGTGCCGCTAAATTTGCTTCGTTTAAACTAGCCAAAAACTTCGATATATCTAGGTCAAGATAACCGGTTGCGGAGCCAATATCAACAGCCATTTAATCACCCCTTTTCTATTACTCCATTTATCACCCCCAATGCTTTATACATTTCGCTAGCACTCTTGAAATGTTTACTTTTAATTTTTTCTTTTACAAATTGTGGCTTCTCACCATCTTGCATTTTAGACTTTATATATGCACATGCCTCATCAAAACAAAATGCTTCGTAACCATCTAAATCTAACAATGTGCTGGGACGGCAGTTATATAAACCGGCCATTCCCAACACATTTAAAACCCTCTCACTTTTAACGAAAATTGTCCAGTGCTTCAACACCCCTCTGAGCGTAGTTGAAAATTGCAATAAGCTGATTGTCTGATAACTCTAAACCCGCCGCTTCGATTTCTGCCATCGTAGGCTCGACCAATGCCGCTTCTGCGATTGCTTCACATACATCATAGGTATCAGAAAGTATTGTATCATTATTGGCATTATTGGAACCACCTCCATTAAAAAGTTCTGTTGCCGTAGCAAGTAACCTGTTTGGAATCTTTCCCTTTTTAGCCATAATCAAAAGACTGGGGCGGCGCATCCTTGCTACAAATGGCTGACCTTCTGCAAAATCCGGAAGCCGTACAATCTGACCGCCTGCATACTGCTGCAAATCATAAATCGTAGTTACCTTGTTGTTTTTCTCAAGAAGCGGTGATGTAGGCACATCTGCTATTTTTCTTCCAGTAGATTTATCAGGCTTAGTGTTTTCTCTGGCTTCTCTCGCAATGGACATAATCTGTTCAATCTGTTCTTCTGAATATCCTGCTTTAATAAAATCTTCTCTTGTCATTTTTACTTTACCTCGTTTTTGTTTTTATATTTTAATTTTACGGACGGTCAGCAAGTGTAGGCAAACTGTCTACGTATGTAATAGCATAAGGTGCTTCTCCAGTATCGGGCATGGAATTGATTGTATACTCCGGTGCTCTGAACTCCCCATCTACGGCACCAAAAGCAATGGGAACACCCTTGCAATTGGGATAGCTGATTTTCTCATAGTTTACAATCTGACCTGCAGCATTGTACTGAGCAGAATATGCATTGAGAGTAAATGTATCACCAGTATCATCACTACCAACTACAGGCGGTGTATAGCTTACGACCTTGTTAGCATCTTCACCAGTACCGTATACCACAGTACCGCCCTGCAGAATCTCTACAAGTTCCGGATTGAAGACATTATCTGTCAATGTAATCTGATTGCCAGTGATTGTTACCTCTTCAGGCTTCTGTGCCTTCAGTTTTCCTTTAATAATAAGTTTTACCGCTTCCTGAGTCTCTGTCTGAACTTCAACTGCAATACTGTTGGCAGTAGTAAAACCAATCTCATCCTGTGAGCCATCTACCTGAATTGTAACCATCTCACAGTCAATTGTAGGAATTTCATTTTTCGATTTGTATGTGGCCATATTATCCCTCCATTATATCTTCTTGTAATTTCTATACCCTATGCTAATCATATGTGCTTTATAAGTATCATCATAATAACTAGGTGTTTGTTGCCCTGTAGGTCTAATCATTGGCTCAATTTCTCGCATTGCCCTTTTGACCTGAGATACGTAAACCTCCAAGAAACTATAACGCGTTTTTGGTACATAGCACATTACGGCATATAGGTCAACATCTGTACTATATGATTCATGTCTTGATGAACCATCATTCTTTACAACAACATAAGGTTCAGAACATTCCCCGACTTTTGTACTGGGTGAATATACATTAAAACCACTATTCTTCAAATGGGTGTATATGTCCTGCCACCTTGATTCCTTATAGGTAAATGTAGCTGTGTTTATCATTTTAATTACCCAATTTGTACATTAAGCCTTGAAAGTGTTTTATTACTTCTGGCCCTTCCTGATTAATAGTCGGCCCGATTATAGCCCAGTTTTTTTCGTGGGCTAATTCCAACCAGATACCATAATCGACACCATGTGCAAGTGTTATTCTTATTTTGTCCTTTGATGGCTGAGATACAGATGTATGCAACGTTGCTTTAGCCATTCCTGTCCTATCTGTCCAAGGACGGTGTATTTTCATATAACTTTCCAACCTTGACGCTTCTGTACTAGCTAACATTAAAACCGCAGCACCTATCTTTGTAGACATTACTAATAGATTTTTGTTCAGTGTACTGGAATTATAATCAATCTTTATTGCCATTGTCAAATACCTCCAAAGATACGTCACCAATTATATTCCATTCCTGAATATTCACAATGCCTGTAATTTTAAACGTCTTTTGATTTATCCGAACATAATCTCCCACTTCAAAACGTGTTGCCAAATATTCTTCATATAAGCACAAAAGCATTGGAATTTTCTTTGTCCGAACTTGTGTTGTGTCTCCGGTCGTTATCTGGATGTTACTATTTTCTTCATGGTAGATTGCTGCAATTTTTCCAACGTACTGGTTATCAGATGTAGGCTCACCAAACTCATTTTTTTCATAACGATAGATTTCGTATCGGTTGCCACTTCTTCTTATTTCCCTTGTTATCTTATATGCTTCAAACTTTTTATTTATCATAAGCAACACCACCTTATAAACCGGACAAAATACCTGAATTGTATTTTCTGTAACGAGACGCTAATCTTTTAAAGTAACCAGATGTGTCCTGAGTATTTAAACCGCTGACAGCTATTGTGGAATCTTCCGATTTAATAATTAGCATCTCATAAATGGTGGCATCTACATCACCATTGTTTTTATTAAGATAATACTGAAAATCTTCTTCCTCAAAATATGGTGACTGTTCTTCCCGAATCTCTTTCTTAATTCTCTCAATATCTGTCATCGTAATATCCTTTACATATTGCTGGCCATGTATTCCTTAATTCTTTCTTTGCCATCGTTTACGCTTTTAGTACCGGACAGGTCGATACCCTTTGCTTCTGCATACTCTTTTACTTCTGCCTTTGTCCACTGGCTGATAGGCTTTGCTTCCAGTTCCTCGAAAGGATTTGTCTCAACCAGTTCCTCAACCTGTGTATCTTCTACATTGGCGGGTGCTTTAGCTTCTGTACCAACCAGTTCATAACCACAGGATTTATAGATACCTTCAAAAGCGCCATTTGTAACCTTCAGTGTATTTCTGCCATTCGTAATTGTAACCATTTTGTTAAAACCTCCATATTTACTTTTGGGCGGCCGCAGATAATTTTTAAATCTACAAACCGCCCAAACTTTAACTTACTATATTTTTATTTTTGTTTGTTATTACGGATTTGTGTCCATAATATAAATCTGGTCTGCAGTCTCAAAACTGGGCAGACAAATCATTGTAACCTTTGTCTCAACATTTACAGGGTCAGCATGCTGAATTGTAGTAACCGCTACACCAGTATCTGTAATAGATACGTTGGCAACGGAAGATGCAAGCAGGTCACTTTCCTCAGGTGTAGTACCAAACCAAGTCCTTCCAAGGTCACCATCGGGGAACATTACAACAGTATTAGCCGGCATAAATGCCTGTGTTGTTCCGTTCTCGTCTTTGTAACGCTTCTTGTTGACTACAATCTCAAGACCGTCAAGCTGATCAGAAATGTAATCGGAAAGTCTGTTGTCTGTAAGTGCACCAATACCATTGGTCAGAACATAGATTTCCTTCTTAATCTTCTCGTTGTTTCTGAGATGTCTCCAACTTACTGCATCGATCATTGCCCTTGTAGGCTTAACACCGGTGTCATCATATACTGCTTCCTGAGCAAGTCTCAGGTCTTCAATCGGATCAGAATTTGTATGGTCAGACCACTTTGCCGAAGAATTGCCCTTGTGAGCATTTGGAACACCATAATCGTAATTGAACGACTGGCCATTTGCGGCCATTGTAATAGCACCAGTAGTCAGTGCCTGCATTCTCATCCTCTCACGGGATGCTCTTGCACCTCTGAGAAGTCTTGTCTCATCATCGAAAATTCTCTGCATAACCGAATCGATATATGCCTGATTTCCAGTTTCCAGAACAATGTTGAGTTCCTGTCTCAGTTCCTCATCAATATAGGTGCTTTCTTTAAAGAAGGGCATTTCTGCTGTAAGTTTCTCGAAGCCGATACGAGGACGAGGAATAGCATGGACATCAAATGCAGAAACCTTGAGAACAACGGGGAGTCCTCTGCTACCTTTAATCCACTTCAGGTCAAGACCACGCTTTTTGTCATCGGGGAAAAGTTCCTCACAGGGATAGGGTGCTTCGTCCTGTACCAGTTCTTCCCAATATGCTGTGAGGTTTGTACTTGTCATCAAATCAAAAATAGTCATATATTATAATACCTCCAAAACCAAAAATATATTTACGCCCTGATAAAAGATACAGCACCGATTACATTAATGCCTGCAGATACTTTTGCCTGTGTTGCTGCATCGAGGCGATTAATATTAACTACACCGAAGTACAGTGCAGTTCCATTTGCATCACCATCTGTAACATCTACATCATGCAGGAGTACAGCATTTGCAGTAGGAGTTGCCCCTGTTGCTGTACCAGCGGTAACAGGCGTCTGCAGGTTACCAAAATTAACAACAATCGGTGTGCCTGCTTTAGCAATCTTTTTACCGTTAGCATCGGCGGATGCTACAATAGCATCATCTACAATACAACCAACAGAAGCCTGCAGACCGACATTTGCCAGAATCTGAACAGGCGCTGCATAGCTTGTCCTTTTAATACCATCACGATTCAACATATGTTTTAAACCTCCAAATTTTAAACGTTACTTTTTGGTGCCCCAATATGTCGGTTTTGCATTTCCGTGCTTTTTGGCTGCAAGTCTTGCACCAAGACTCTTTGCTTCTCCACCTTTATCTTTTTCCGACACCTTTACTGAGCTACCAGTCCCCTTCTGGCCGACGTTGTTTTTACCGGCATTTTTCTCTTCACCCTTGTCCTTTTTATCCTTATCATCGCCATCGTCTCCCGATGCACCAAACCAGATAGGATACTTTGTTTTCAATTCGCCGAGTGCAGTTTTAATATCAGTACCATCTTCTGCCGCTACCTTTGCCAGTGCAAGTGTAGTCGCATCCTCTACGAACTGGGTCTGGACACCAATCATCATTGCCTCTGCTTTTGCTTCAGCGATTGCAGCACGCTCATTTGCCTTTGCAATTTCACTTGCCTTTGCTGCTTCTGCTTCCAGTGCCTTCTGCTCTTCGGATTTCTGGCTTGCAAGATACTCTTTGATAGCTGAGAGTGTTTTCTTGTCACCAGGCTTAATGCCGAGTTCATTGTAAACCGAATTAACACCCTGATGCTTTTCTCTTGCCATCATCTTATTGACTTCTGCCTGTGTAAAAGTTTTTTCGACCTTTTCTTCTTTTCCGGCTGTTCCGGTCTCATTTCCAGAATTGACATCTGTCTCGGTCTGGTCGTTTGTACCCTGACCATTTTCCTCTATATTGTTGTTTTTATCCTTTTCTTCATTTGCACCCATTATTGTTGCAATCTCCTTTCATATATATCCATGCCACTCATGGTCGTATTAATTTAAAACCGTGAATTCTATCTTTTCGATTTTCCCATCTTCAGATAACATATCACGTTCCTGATATTGCTTCATAAGCTGAGCCCGAAGCGCGGACAGGTTACGCTTTGTAGTTTCATATTTCCTTTGCTTTTTCATTGGTATCCTTTTGTCTGCTCTTTTTAGTCTAGCAATAATACCAATTTGCTTTGTCAGATTGCTTAACAAACTGTTTGTCTGTTCGTTATCAATTTGAACATAGTGGCGTCTCCCACACTCTGGGCAATCGTAATACGTAATCCACGTTTGATTGCCATTTAATACATATCGTTTTTTAGTTACATTTTCTGAGCTGATTCTGAACTTTACTTTACACTGAATACACTCGACTACATTTGTTAAATTTGCTATACCAGACATAATTCCTCCAAAGCAATAAAAATGGATATATAAGTGTGACCAAATATATCCTACTTCAAACTTGTATCCAAACAAACTTTTTCTTGATACTTTATTATACTATATCTTTAAGAAGTTGGCAACAGCTTTAATATAATATTTTTGTAGCCAAATCAAAAAGGAATACATTTCTGTATTCCCTCTTGATTTATGGATTTGAATTTATTTTACATTCCAAAAGACTTATATTCTCCACATGCCTGAAGCATCGCCGTAACACAACGCATCAAAGCTGTATCCCCGATAATCAATTCGCATCCTTGATATAACGTCCATTCTCCATCGTAGTTTGCAAAAATAAAAGTTCTTCCGGCCTGGTCTTCACCATCGACCTTATTCTTACCATTATAAGTAATTGATGCAGAACCGTTTGCCATTTTCTTGTTAACCAAAGCAGTAACACCTTTAATTTTATCAAGAGTTGTCATCTTTTTCATTTTGTTTTCTCCTTCCTAGGAAACTGTCTCATTAATTGCATCTGTAAATGTAAATCCACTCGCCGTTTTCTTTTGTAATTGTGAATGTATTATTTTCGTCATACTCAACCAGATAGTTGTGGTTGTCACCGAAATGTGACTCTTTAAGAATTTTGCCAGTTTCAAGAAGCTCATCACAAAATCTTTTTTCAAATGCAGTTAACATGTCTTTTACCTCCATCTTGGAAAACTGGGTGTTCTTTAACTGTCTATAAATATACACTATGGAGTATATTTTGGCAACATGTTTTTAAATTATTTTTTCAAATTATTCTTTACTATATTTTTTACATTTGGAACATAACCGAATTGCTTTGCAAACTCGTCTATCTCTGGAAATGTTCCATCTGGGCTATTAAACCAATCCACCAACTGATCAATCGTACTATCAATATCTGTATCCGGTTCCATAGTACACATACCATTTGGATGGTCCATAGGAACGTTATCCCATGTAAAACGTTGGCCATCTCTATCCATACATATAGGACACGGCCGGCTTCCGTTTGCTCTCCAGATTATACCTTTGATAAAAGGATTTGCTTTTGTAACCTGAATAATGCTTTGCTGATATGCATGCTGGTTTAAAGTTCTGACCAACCTCTGGGCATTATAGTCAACAGACTTTTTATAGATTTTTACACCATCTGCCATTTTTAGATTCCACATCTTTGCCCTTGAAGGATTGACGTATTTTTCCAGCATTTTGGATACATCATAAGCACTCATATTCTCTGCTCTGCCTCGAGCTACGATAGTGTATATATCAGACAATGTTTTATTCTGGTCACTCCATATTGCTTTGCTGAGGTTCCAACCACCTTCATATATTTGGCCAGTAACAATATTGTTTACCACATGAGTAGGCACAGAAGTTAGTGCTGTATTTACACCATTTTTAGGAAAGCCTAAAGAAGACAAATATCTTGCATTAGCACCTACAACTTTGTCGGCAACCAGATACATACTTGCTTTTGCACCACTTTTGATTTGCCTGTAGATTTCCCTTGCTTCACTTTCTAATTGTCTCTGAAGGGCTAACATTTGTTGCTGTTGCCAATATGCACTAGCATTTGTTTTAGTCCCATAGTATTCTGCCCGTTCACCAACTTCTTTTGCCCACTCTTTATATAGCTGTCTTATTTTCTTTTGGTCTTCAGCACAAATATTGTCCCGTGCCTTTTCTGCATCCTTAAATATTAACGATGTTGACATTTGTGCTTTATACCTCCATTACCTACTCGTTAAAACCATTGATACCATCAGTAGCCAGATTTGCAGCCGTTTCTGTATTCTCCTGTTCTTCCACTTCTACTTCTTCTTCTGCTGCATTAGACTCTGTTTCCATATTTGAGGTCTTTGTATACTCAATAAAGCTGTCGTCAATTATCTGGCGCTCAAGTGCTATCTGCTCAAGTTCTTCTTTGACCTCATCATCTGTTAAACCACGCCACTTCTTCATATATGCCTTCTTAGACATTGTATTGGCTGCAACCTCGGCCAAATCCATATTTCTTTCTTCCAACTCGTCTTCTGGAAGTGGTGTGTTCTGTTCAACTTTAATTTCGTGTGCTACAGGTACAATTGGTTGGTCAACATACTTTGTAATCGTATTAGGATATGCAAGAGCACCTTCGAAGATAATTTCTGTTAACTGCCTGAGCTTTGGACCCCACATCTTCATCTTTTCTTTACACCGAACAATTAACGGCCAATATATTGCTTTGAGTGCTTTGCCTGAAGTAATATTTCCAACCATCGTTTCCAGTGTAATATTGGGCATATCAACTTGCTCATATCCTGCAGTCTTAATTCTGTCCAAACTTGTCTTTAATGCAGCACTATAATTCATTGAACTTTCGAGCATACCAACCAAAGGCTTTGGCGTATCCAGATTTTGGTCTGACTGCAAATCCCAAAAAGCACCTGCAGATGAACTAAGGTTCTTTGTTGACCTCTGGTCCATATCTACCGTATACCGAGTGGGATTCATTGTCTTACGTTCTGCATCGGTATCTCCATTTGCCAGTTTGCTGTAATACTGCTCATAATCTTGTAAAAGGTCTATTTCAGATTCACCTTTATCGTCACCTGTTAAACCATCATTAATAAAAACCACCGCAGGGATTCTTTCCAGTTTAACCGGCTGTTCTTCTGTAGGAGTAAATTCATCCACTGGGACTTCTCTGCCTGCACCATCATACATTCGTTCTTCCAGATATACCACATTATTTACCAGTGTATACTTCTTCTTGAAAATCCTCTTGTCGTTTAATCTAGTGCTATCTTTGACTATGATAAAACAGACAAACTTTGTCAAGATATTATCGTTGCCAATCCGAGTTTCAAAAAGAAACTGAGTGGATGGAAGGAATGTTACTGTAATACCATCTTCTTCGTTGAAGTTTACCAGACCAGCAACTCTTTTACCAATAAAGCAATCCTTTGCTGCCTGTAACAATGCCTTCTCAAAAAGGTTACTATCCAGAACACTTTTAAGTAAATCATTCCAAGACGTTATCTGGTCTTTTGCTTCGCCAGAAACCATACCAACATCGCCTTTTGGCTCAACTACAATATCAGGACTTTCAGCAAATAAAAACCTTGCTTCTTTATTGACTAGACTTGCGGCCATTTTGTATTTCAATGTTGCGGGGACATAATCTCCATTTGTGCCCTCAACTGCAAAGTCCATACCCTTTTTGTAAACCTTGTAGTATTTACAGATTTCCGTCATCTCCGCCAAAGTATCATGTGTATTGCCTTCTACTTCCTGATTTAGTAGTGCATAAGGGATTCTGCTAAATGCCGTTAAAACTTCTGGCATGTTTATGTTTTCAATCATTTTAGCTTCTTCACTCGCCATATCACACCTTTTCTAAATATCCATACCAACAGAAACCGGTATATTTAATACCGCCTACATTAGCCACTACATATAGCCATTTGTCACCATTGTAGTTGGAATAGTATCCATAGCAATTAACCTTTGTACCTTTAGGAACTACACAGAGCACCTTCTTATTTGTGCCTGCTCCAGTCCGCATATTCTGGTTTACTGAGGTTTTATATGTACCGGCAACATTTTCATTAAAGCACCTTGCATAATCTACTGCCTTGACTTCTTTTATTCCATTTGTCTGCTTTTTGACCTCTGAGCCATTTGTCTGCTTCTTATAGCCCAAAATCTCGTTTACTCTATCCTGTACCGCTTTAGCGTCGTAGCCATGTTTTGTTAACTGTTTGCTTCTGTAACCATCCGGATCATCGTTCCCCCAAGTTCCTGCAATAACCTCATGTGCTACTTCATCAATAGATTTGCCTGACTCCTGCTTTGTATTAGATACCGAATTATCAGTATATTTGGGAACTACAAAACCTCTGATAAACTTTCCATTAATAGATACTGTCCTTTTCTTTACTGCTCCATTGTAGTTTCCTTCAACTACAACAAAATATCCTGCCTTAGAATTGACTTCTACTACAACGCCGATATGATCAGGCCAATTTGTATTATCCCCTTTACCAGAATCATCCCAGTCATAAATTACAGCATCGCCAGCACTAGGAATGTAACTGTCATTTTCCTGCCAGCATCCCATCTTCTTTGCAGCTTCTACCAAATACCCTACTGAGATTTCAATAGGCATAATCTTAGTATAGCCAAGATAGATTGCTATTGCAGACCAAGTACAGGCACACCATGCCCAACCATACTGCATCTTAACACCGCGAGGAAAACCACCAGTGTACGAATTATAGATATCAATAATATATTTGTAACTGCCATCGGATTCTTTTCTGCCAACCCAACTGTTTGCAAGATTGACTACTTTCTGCCTTGAATATACCATCTTTGTATTTTCCTTTTTACTCTCACTAGCTTTATACCAAATATCCATATCTACATAACCAGATATACCAGACACTTTACCTTTGCTTCCGGTCTGCTGGAATACACATTCGTAATCTGGTGCACCAGTATAATCTGCCAACCAGAAAATATGCTTTTCAATAAGGTCTTTGCTGTACATATTCCTGTAGTAGTCAATATTGGAATAGATACCAGTGAAATAACCGGCTTTGCTAATCTCATCCAAAAATGCTGCCGTATATTTTATACATTCTGTCCGACCAAGAGTTTTACCTCTTGCTTTGCCCTTCTTAACAGTATCGTATTCGAAATCTGAGAATACAATTGTTGACTTTGGAAGTCCTGCCTTTTCGATATTCCTGATGCAACTCTTTGCTTCTGCTCTAGCTTCGTCTTCTGAGATGCAGTACAGAAAATGGTATACCCCAGGAATATCAATATTATTTTCCTTACATCCTTTTACGTACTCGAAAAACCTGTCATCGACCTGTTGTCTGTATCCTTCTCTCGGAATAACAAAATCGATACCGTCACTCTTTACCTTCTTAAAATTTACATCGCCCTGCCATTCAGAAACATCAATACCATTCCTATTCGCCATCTTCTTCTATCTCCATATTTGAGGCATCAGTCAGCCCTTCACCAATTACATATCCAATAACAGTAGCACCGGCCATAATAATTGCTGATACCTGTTCTGCTACTGTCTTGTCTTTACCAAATGCAATCATAAGAAGGGAAACAAAACCGGCAACACTCAACCAAAACTTTCTGCTTGTTAGTTTCCTTTTCCAATCTATGTTTTTCATAATTCCTCCAATCTTTATCCTGCTTTTATCCTACACGCCTTCTTCTACCAATAGCATCCCGTCCGCTTTTACTGTTGAATTCTCTATCCTTGAAATCTGCTACGGTAACGGTATCTAAACCATACCAAATAGCTGAGAATGTATGAGGGTCGATATTGAACTCATCATATACTACATTGCCCTTCGAATCCTTCTTATAGGTCAGTTCTTTTAATTCCCTGATTGTATTCTTACACTTTGGTGAAACCACTATATGTCTGAACCTTTTTATCTTTCTGGTATTGCTCAATCTACTGCCAGCAAACTTATTCCTACATGAACGGATTCTATATCCACATTGTCTGTAATAGCTAATTGCTTTAGGGTCTTCATTATCAGCTACAATAGTTTTGTTTATTCCTCTGTTAGCCATACTCTCTAGCCGACTTCTTAGTTTTACCATTTTAGGATGTTCTGCCATAGCATCGTCAGTTAAATGGTTAATATAGATTTCATCCCAGATATACAGAATACTGTGTTTTGTATCTACGGACATAAATACTACTGCATTATAACTTTCTTCAAAACCGAAGTCAAATCCGAAGTACATATTTTCTTCACCCAGTTCGTTAACTGCCATCTTAAACATCTTAGGAGACTTTGCTATACTGAGCTGTGGAAGGACTCTAGTACCATTAGCGCCAAACCTTCCTAACTTTGCTACTCGCCATAAAGGTTCGTCGAAGTCCTTTATCTCGTCTAATGTCTTTAAATACTCATGTGGCAAGAAAATATTGTCCTCAGGAATGGTATGCATGTAATAGACGCCATCTTTGACTATGAACTTTTTCTTGTATAGTTCTTCATCATCTAGTATTACAGTTTCATTTCCTTCATCATCTAGTCTACTGAAGAAATGTCTGTACACCCAATTCTCTTTACCAACAGGATTACAACTCAAGATAAAATGGATACTTACATTCGGTGTCCTTAATCGACCAAGTATCTCTTTATACCCAGCATACTTTATTTCACTGCATTCTTCTAGCCATACAATACTAACACCGTTTATCGATTTTATCTTTTCAGGTTTGTCCATACCTTTGAAGATTATTGTACTGCCATTATGGAATCTAATCCTGAGTGGTGCTTTCTGACATAATACCTTTGATACACTCCTGCGCCATGTACTTACATCGTCGGTATACAATCCCATATCCTCTATGATTTCACATAATAGGTCATAACAGCTATCTTGTATAGTATCGTATACCTCACGTATTACCAGACACTTACGTCTTTCGGATAATAGCTTTAACACTATCTTTAATGCAATGTGATAACTCTTACCACTACCATAACCACCGACCAATAGATATGTCTTGTAAAACCAATCGAACATAAAATCGTAATACACTGGCGCCACTTCTTTTGCAATATTCTTTCCCATACACTGTCACCATTTAACTCGTCATCGTTGTCAAGCCATATTATATTACACTTTAATTGGTTAAACAATATTATATTTTATTTACTGCCTTTCAATCTTCATCCCAGTCGTCATCATCTTCATTGTCTATTACTGTTGTATTACCTTTTACAATATTGATTGTAATACCACTCTTCTTATCGTCGTACTCAAGGACATTGTCTCTATTCCTTTTCCACGAATCGGGCTTCCGATTATTTAGCCATGCGAGACATGCAGTCGTATTAGGACCAACTTCTGTTTCTGTCCTTTCAATCTTGACTTCTCGATTTCCATTTTTATCCGGTGGCCCCATTGTTGTTTTGACTGTTCTTACTTTATACCCTAACGCTGCCTTTAATAGGGCATTTTCTACCTGATAGTCAATTATTTCTTTACCACGTCTTAACGCTGAACCAATCGGGTCACCATCTACTTTTTCTGACTTCCTGCGCCATCTGTACCAACCTTCTTGACTGATACCTAAACGCTTCATAATATCCTGTTGGGTCATACCGTCTCTTGTCCAAGCTGCGATTAAAATAAGACCTTCTTCGGATACCACATCATCATATGTAAACTTTTTATTCTCTGTATAAACGTCTTTTGAAGTTAACTTTTTTAGCATTGCTTTTTCTCACCCTTCTTTTTACCATTGTGTTCGAGATAAAAGCGGGCCATTTCAACCAAACCTTGTTCACGGTTTTTATTCTTGATTATACCTCTCGAAACCATTAAATCAATTGCCTTCTTTACTTCGATACCTTGCTGTGCACGAATATCACTCCTGCCAATAATTGAGCTCAATGGAACCAAATCCTTTGGCTTTGCTTCTGTCATCCAAGTCTCGCATAATTGGCTAATATTGTTCTGTGCTAATCTTAATACGCACATAAACGTTAAAGCTGTGTTCTTTACCAATCTGCCTTTACCGACATCATTTAACGTTTCCATAAAATCTTTGTAATCCTGAAAATGTGCTGTAATAGTCGGCGTACGTTCGATTTCACTTTTGAACTCTTTTAGTGCCTTTTTAATCTCTTTAACCTCGGACGGAAGGAAAAGAATATTGAGCATCTGATAATCCAGACTCGGAGCACCAATGCTGTCTGCATTTATCTTGTCTAATAGTTTTAATGTCTCGTCATTTAAACCACTATAACTTTTCATTTCGATATCGTCTATTGCACTATATAGGTCTTTTAAGATAGCCATATCATCTTGGCCACTAATAGCATTGTGGCTTAATTGGATTGCAATCCTTTCATCTTTTGTCAGGTTTTTATTTGTTGCCTGAACCTGAATGGTTTCCAATCCTGCTTCAATCGCCGCTTGCACCCTATGGTTGCCACTTAATACCAACCACTTTCTAGCTTCTTTATCCTTACATACAAAAGGTAACTGTGTTAAACAACCATCCCTTTTTATATTGGCTACAAGTTTACGAAACTCATCAGGTTTCATATATCTTGCATTAACTTCTAGTAACTTTAAATCCCTCGGATTTACTGTGAGTATTTTTGTCTCCATAATTCGTAACCTTCCTGTAATGTCCACTGACCAGGTTTTGCCACATAAGACAGGTCGTACAATGTGGGCTTCCCATTTTCATCTTTTTCCAATACATTTGAGCCGGCCAATTCAAAGATACCACGATACTTCATACTAACTGGATTTTTACTGAAAACATTTGTATTCATTAGGTTTATCTTTTTGCCTGCTACTCTCTCTGCAATTATTAAAACCTCTTTACTTAATGCGCAGCATAATACCAATTTACTTAAACGCTTCTCACAAGTTGGTGCTACTGCGAAATCACACATTAAGAAGATATTTGGACCTTCGTACTGTGAAGGATACCCAAACATAATATTATTTGCAAGACCGAAAAACCAAAGCATCTACCATTATCGAATAGACCAAACATAATATGTGGATTTGCATCTGAGATAACTCTCTTACTGAGGTACAGTGCTTTGTTTTCTATAAATTGGTCCACTGTTAACCTTTTGAT